TACTAAGAATTATTGCCTTAGTAGGTTTGGTAGGATCAACAAGATCGATATATCCTAAGAACTCCTTTTGCGCTTCAATCTGAGTTAACACATCGAGTTCCTGGTCTGGCACCATATTGCACAGTTCAGATAATAACGCCATCATTCCCTCTGGATCAAAGCGATATTGTTTTTCAGTTTCAGATGCTGCGTGTTTCGCAACAATCTCAAGAGGAAGTTTGCACTTATCTTTCTTGATAATTTTCTTTCCGTAAAGCTGGTCGAACAACTCGACTATCTTGAGAAGTTTAAGACTTCCCGAAAATTCAGAAAAATAATTTAATTTTATCAGAATTTCACGCTGACGACTGTTTCCAGGGAACACTGCAAGCAAATCAACGAAAGAATTAAACTGTTTGTCTCTCAACTCATAAAGTTTCTCTGAAACATCCTCATTCATATATTTTAGACTTGCCAAACCTTTATATATACTATTCGTTTCTTTTTCTGTATTATAGTTTGCACGAGAGTGCCTGAACTTAATTGGCTTCAAAGTAACTCCAAAATGAGGCATCTCTGCGGTTAACTTGGCGGTTCTATCAAGGTCATCTCTGTATAGGGATAATGCCACCGAGAAATACTCATTTGGGAATTTGGCTTTTAAATATGCTCCATACAAACTATCAATTGCAACAGAAAGGCTATGAGAAGCGTTAAATGAATAATGCGCCGCATCTTCTACTACCTGCCACGTTTCGTTAAAGCCTTCTTCTCTACCAACGTTCTTAACCCAACCAGCACGAAGCTGACTCTTGAGTTCATTTAACTCCTCTTCCTTGAATTTCTTCTTTGCAATTTTCTTAATAATATCATATGTACCCTTTTCCTCTACTCCGAGCCAAACGAGATATTTCATAATTGACTCCTGATACATTAAGTAATGGAAGGAATCTTTAAGAATATCGTCGAGCTCTTTGACACCCGTTGTATAAGGCATCCTCTCTACGAAATTGTTAAGCAATGATGCAAATCCCGGTCGGATAGCAGCAACGTAAGCAGACAACTCGGATAGGTTTCTCGGCTTATACTTCTTCAGTATCTGCTTATCATAATCAGAGTCTGCCTGGTTAATTGTTGTCGTCAATCCCTTAGCATATACATCCCATACCTCATCATCGCAATTTGCAACGAGAGTATTGATGTCATCCATAGGCTTACCAAGAAGCTTATAAACATCACTAATAAGCTGATATACGGTTACGGTTAGATAGTCGTTCTTTAGGAACTTGTATACGTCACAGTTATAACCATCAAGGCAGCAACAAGTAACATCGCCGACCTTGACCAATCCAACCAGCTCAGAAATCTTGTCATTAGAAAGCAAGAATGAACAAGGTGACGGAGCAACGCTCTCAACTACACCACGGAATTTCTTACTGCCCTCAATCAAATCTTTCCACTTCTCGTCATTTTCATATACCTCGAGATTCTTGGCGACCTCATCATATTCAGAGATATGCATATCGTGAGCCTTACACCAAAGTCTAAATGCCGAAGACTCTTGCAAAGGCTTATAGGCAATCATATAATAGATGCCATCTTCTCCAAGTAAGTCTTTACTGGCTTGTATCACTGGAGTGACATCTGCCCAGTTGAGATCTATATCTGGGAGGCTACGTGAACTAAGAATACGCTCTGCCGACATAAATCTCGTAGGATAAAGTGTAATGGGTGCACTAATTCTATCGACCTCGGTAAGTCCTAACAGTTTATTGACATAGAACGAAACCGCACTACCTCTTCCACTCTTAGTCAAAATAGCATCATACTCCTTGACTGCCCTATCAACAATATAATGGTCAAGAATAAAGTAATCTGCCATACCACAGTCTTCAATAATCTTGTATTCATACTTGATTTGTTCAATATATTCTTTCCATCTTTCTTTGGGCACATTGTTGCGTTCCTTTGCCCAACCTTCGTTGATAAGTTTTCTGAGAACTTTGTTGCTGTCTCCCTCAGTAATTTTAGGAATTTTAAATTCTTTGTCGATAGTTATACCTTCTGCGTTATCAAAAATGAGAGTATTCTGCAGTGCTTCAGTTACCTCATCCTCTGTAAGAACACCTTGTATCTTATATCTTCGATAAATCTCATCGGAGTCTGGATAATCGAGGCAGAAACCACTCTCTTCTTCATACACAATCCCCTTTGCTTTTAAAAATAAATCTCTGTATTTGGCGTCTTCGGGATAAATGTAATGAGAGTCATTGGCGTGGATAATAGGAATGTTATATTTTCTATGAACTTCCATTATCTTTTTATTATATTTTGCCTGATCGTGGTCTGCATGAGACTGCACTTCCAGGTAGAAGTTTGCTCCAAAGTGTTCTTTAACTGGTACCAAGAAATCTGTATACCAAGAATTTTCTCCTACCGCTACGGTCTTATAGATAGGTCTTTCTTCATAACTTTCAGTACCAATATAGCCTGGACCACTATCGTATACTCGAACCTTTTCATAACCAATTATTTCTTTCGTTTTCTCAAAGCTTTTTGGTTTAAACATTCTACCGGCAATACAAGCAGTAGTTACGACCACCTCATCTCCTGGTAAGGAAAGCAAGAGATTGAGATCTATTCTTGGTTTATAGTAATAACCATCTGTATTTGCCGTAGACATTATTCTATTAATTTCTCTACGAGCATTTTCCGTCATTGCAATGAGGATTATATGGTACATTGCTCTTGATGATTTATCGTTAATATCGTCAACATAATATGCTTCTACACCATAAATACACTTTAGGTCGTTCTCTTGGCATAGAGTATATGCCTCAAATATATTGCCTTGATAACCATGCTCGGTTGTGAAATATGTAGTATGTCCTAATTCCTTTGCTCTATTAATGTAATCAATAGGTTTCGATACACAGTCAAGAGTTCTTAAATTAGAATACATAGTATGTCTATGATAGTTATTATATCTCATTCTCTCACCTCAATCATTTTGTGTTGTTATATCTCAATTTCCTCAATCTTCTGCACACGTTCCTTTGCCTGCTTCAACCACTCGTCTTTAATCCGCCATGCCAACATCATCAGAGCCCTACGACTTTTAGAGATTTTATAATATTTATTGTAGCTTATAATCTCATCGCCCTCTTTGTCTTTGAGCATTGCGGCACACACATTCTTTAAGGTGCTACTTATTTGACTCACCTTGAGTTCTAATGTGCCCTCATTAATATATAACTGATACATCTCTCTTACCTCTTAATCATTTTGTCGTGTATAGTATAATACCAAAGCATCCGTTTGTCAAGATGCTTTGGCACTAATTTACAATTTATTTACAATTAATCCTTGAGGAAGGTGTACTTCCACTCAATAGGCTCGTCATCGCTAACTCTAGAGCATTGAACACTTCTTAGGAGAACATCCTTAACAGTAGCAAGATTCACATAGCCCCCCAATATCATTTGCAGAGGGCAATTGATATGCCTTGTAAGAACGATAAGTCATATTTCCATTCCATCCTCGTTTCAGCGAGGGGTGTATGCATTCAGAATAAACCTCAATTTCGTGTTCGTATTCTAATACATCTGTAATATATAATTCAAGTTCTTCTTTATGATTTTTAAAAATAAGACTCATTCTCATTGCCGTAATCATATCTCATCTTCCTCCTCTGTAGTTTTATTCTCATTCAGAAACGCTGTGAACTCATCGTACTTTCTTTGCTTGATTTTTCCGGGCTTTCCCTTGATATCATATGTAAGGTACTTATCAAAGAGCTCGGCAATCTCCTTTTGAGTATTCTTGCGCCCCTGGACCAATCCGTCTCTGTATCCACGATTAGATTTACCCTCGCCAAGGGCAGCCTTGCCTTCGCCTTGGCTGCCAGTTGTTTTATTACGAAGCTGATATCCTTGGTCGGCGTAATGCTTAATCCAATACTGCTCTCTGCCATCTAATTCATCTTCTGGACAATGGCAGATTATCTCAACGTGGTAACCATATGGATTAGTTTCCTCGTCATAAAACTTATGCTTCTTAATGGAGCAGTCGATATGTTGGTATCCACTAAGGTGTTCTGCAAGTCTCTTCAATAGATTTTTTGCTTGTCCTACATATGCAAATTTAAATCCATTCTCATCTGTACGATAAAATACATAAATGCCCGAATCTTCCGTCGCAATAGGGCAAAGTCGCCGTATCTTATCTTCATTGGCTTTTCTTATAGCCATTATCTGTCTGTAATTTGGAGCCATATCTAGCCCTCCTTAATCATTTTGTTGTGTATACTCATCAATTGTAAGTTGTAAAAATTTGTTTCTGCCATATATCGGATTCGCAAGCACACCTACCGCTACAATCTCACTATCGTTGCCAAGAGTCTGCCAATCCATACAGTTCCATTTAACGATAATAACTCCAGTCTCATCAATAATCTTTAAGTGTTTCTTGGTTGAGAACGTACTGACTTCATAATTATTGGTTCTTACCAACACCTTTACAGGAGGGAAACCTTCACCACTTATACGGTTAATAGCGTTCAATTGCTTCACCAAGTTCTCGTTAATCTGACTCGGAGTAAGTTCTATATCTGCTTCTATATTAACAGAGAACTCAACATCCTTTAGCGCTCCCTCAATAACTTCTTTGAACTGCTCAAACTCCTCCTCTTTGATGAACGCTCCACTCGCTAATGGGTGACCCTGACAGACACACAGACCAGTAGCATTGGACATTTCTAACATATTATGCACACCAACTGCACGCATGCTACCCGCATATTGTCCATCTTTGAGTCTTAAGACAAACAATGGACGCTGGAACTCAGCAAGAAGTTTATTGGCAATAAGTCCCGCAATTTCCCCCTCGAGTTCGTCCTCTAAAATAAAGAACATACACTTTCTATCGAGCTGTGACTCTCCTTGCTCAAGTAATCCATCAATCAAATCTGCGACCACTTTATTCTGCTCTTCTCTGCAATTCTTCAGTTCCTTGACTAATTCATCAATTTCATTCTCATCTTCCGATAGAAAAACATTCATCGCCTTTTCGTTTTGATGCATTCTCATAGCAGCATTAACCAACGGACCAATACTGAAACTAACTGACTGACTATCGAATGTATAATTGCCGACCATCTTTTGTACCATAGGATTTCTGAATTGTGCGAGTCCTCGATAGGCAATATATCTATTCTCCGGTTCCGCCATTGAACTCATATCCGCTATGAGTCCTATTGCTGCATATGCCCATAGGTCATCACTATAATCCGTCAAATTTTGGTAATCACAATATTGCACAAATTTCAGACAAACTCCAGCACCTGACAAGAACTCGTTCGGGTACCCATTTGCAGAACTCACGAGCACAAAATCTAACCCTGCATCAAATAATCTCTGCTCAGGCAAGTGATGGTCAAATACCACAAGTCTCACACCCGCGTCGAGAATTCTCTTGTATGTCGCAGGATCGTTATCTAATGAGTCAACGATAATCATTACATCAATACCGTCAAGCAAATTCAAATTAAAATCCTCAGCACCGTGTTTTTTACCGTCATTTATAACGCATTTAACATCTGCACCACACTTACGCAGATATCTTGTTATGATGGCATTACTACTACAACCATCCGTATCTACATCTGCTAACACGAGGAACTTTTCTCCCATCGTAATGGCATCATCTATGATTTGATACGCCTCGTCAAGACCTTTAAGTTCCTCGAATGGTATCATATCATCTTCTGTGGGCTTGAGGAAATCGGAAATATCTGTTATTCCCCGGTTATCCAATATCGCCTCAATTATTTCAAAATCATCTTCCATCTGTCTGCCATCAAGTTTGGCAGTTAAGACTTTCTCCATCTACATCACTTCTCCTTATTCAAAACCTCTGCCACATCACAACACACTTCATATAAGTCCTTTATCCTGCCATTTTCACGATAGACACTAATATTAAAACCGTTTAAGATTGCTTCAATCTTATCAAATAACTCGTACCCTTCTTCGCACGACATAACATCAATTAAATCTTTAAACTTCATTCGTATCACTCCTCATCATCCTTCCTCTTTGATAATCGCACACTGTCATATCGTGTATCGGGGCATTCAACAAACTGTATCGTTTCTTTACTACCTCGCATTCCACGATGAAAATTAATCATCGCATTATCCGATGAGATATAACAAGTATGCAATTGGTCATTCCATGTAATATCAATGTTGTACCAACTTCCGTCTACTTGAACAATATTCCACACATGACCCATTGTATATGAAATCGCAAACGAAGATTTGAGGCCAGCCTTATCTGCCATAAGCTTAAACATTTGCATATAAGCACTACAGATCCCATTGCCAGTGCTCAACATATCAAGTACGTCATCACTAATTAATCTATTGTCATATGCAAAATTGCTACAGATGTAATCATTAATCCAAATCACCTTATCTAAGTCTGACATCTGAGAATCCATTGTTGCAACTATTTTCTCAATCTCCGCATCAATATATTGTATCTGCTTCTCATCCCAATAAGACGGAATAATATACTGCACATATACACCCATCCACGAAATAGTCTTATACTGATGCAGATGAAACGCATTCAAAGGGTCATCAAAGAAGATTAGCGACACCGCCCGATCAAATGTTTTTAGGTCACATCGAAAACCTCCAACATCAATCTTTTCTTGGTGGTGTGCTAATCCACCTTCGACCACTTTCATAATTTCTTGTATATACAATAGCCTCTCAGTTTCATCTGCTGGAACAGACACACATACTTCATCTGCAATACCAAAGAATAAGGCGGGAGCACACACTAGACTGATTGATATAAGGATAGTGAGCAAGAAATTAAATATTTGCACTATCATTAATCACCCCTCCAACAAATCCTTATCGTTACTTATTCACAGAAACACTCTCAAGAAATGCTCTTGCACCCTTATAACTGAGGAACACATCGTTTCTCTTATAACGCTCAACCAATCCGAAGTAATTCTTCTCATCAACCACAACCTCATTAATAAGGCTATGCTCCAAAGATACATTCTTCTTTGCATATCTACCCTTTTCGTTTCTAAGCTGAACATCATATACCGTCTGACCAAGTGCAAATGGGAAGAGGGTGTCCAACATCTCAACCTCGGTCTTTGTCTCTTCATATTTTCCCTGTACCACCTGAAGTTCGTTTTCAAGTTTTGCAATTCTTTCCTTCAATTCTCTTCTCGTCTCAAATTCAATACCAAAAATCTTCATATGTTTTCTCCTTTGTTTACATTACTTCATTCTTAATAATCTCATCTATCTTATGGGCAATAGCACGGAAATCATCCGCAGTCTTGCCTCTAGTTGTTTCTGCCGCACAGCCAATTCTTACGCCACTTGTATACTTCGGCGACTGCTTGTCGTTAGGGATACAGTTCTTATTCAATGTGATGTTATGTCTGTCGCAAGCTTCCTGAACATCCTTGCCGGTAATACCAAGTCCCGACAAATCCAACATAAACAGATGATTATCAGTGCCGCCTGTCACAACCTTATATCCCATTGAAATAAACTCGTCGCACATTGCCTTAGTGTTCACCACAACATTCGCAATATAGTCCTTGTACTCAGGCTGCATACACTCAAGTGCGCCAACCGCCTTTCCTGCAATAACGTGCATCAAGCTTCCGCCCTGACTTCCGGGGAATACCGCACTATCTACCTTTCTTGCCAACTCGGGCTTACAGAAAATCAAACCACCTCTTGCACATCTCAAAGTCTTATGTGTTGTGGTAGTGATAATATCCGCATAACCAAAGGGGCTAGGATGATGCCCTGTTGCCACCAAGCCAGCAATATGAGCTATATCGACCATAAAGTAAGGTTTGTACTCATCATCAGAGTACCAGGCAATTATCTTCTTGATTCTAACAAAGTCAATGACTCTAGAATATGCACTCGCACCTGCGACAATCAACTTTGGATGATACTTGTTAATCTTATGTTCTATGTCTTCGTAATCAATGAGCCCATTATTGTCTACATTATAAAAAATCATATTATACAATTTGCCGCTAAAGTTTACAACAGATCCGTGAGTTAAATGACCACCGTTGTCCAAACTCATACTCAAGATACAGTCACCTGGTTTCAGCACAGACATATATGCCGCAAAATTAGCCTGAGATCCACTATGGGGTTGCACATTGCAATGATAAGTATCTTCCACGCCGAAAACCCGCAACCACCTCTTTTGGCACAATCTTTCAAGCTCGTCGTAGTGCTCACATCCACCGTAGTAACGGTTACCAGGGTATCCCTCTGTATACTTATTACATAAAACGCTTCCCACTGCTTCTCTAACAGCGTCACTTACAAAGTTCTCACTCGCTATAAGTTCAATGGTTCGTGCCTGTCGCTTTTCTTCGGCTTTAATTATTTCATAAACTTCTTTATCTACGTTTTTAATATTGTTCATAATTTATTTCTCACTTTCTTATTGCATACAGCGTACAGCGTACAAGCTGCTTATGTGTCCAATTTGAATGTCGCCTTTGGAGCAGACGATACACATAACCGAATCTGTTAAATTTCTTCATTGTCAACAACCTTTTAAAACTTTATTTTTATGCTAAAAGAAATCATTAATTTCTTCTCTTTCTCTAATCGGCTTATCATCACCAAGAGGACACTCAAAGTCTCCCCACACAGGATGATTTTTGTAGTCGCCACAATGACACGACATAATGTTTGTGCCACCAGTACACTTAATTGTTTTGTGAAACTCACAAACCTCACAATGCTTTCTCTGTTCTTCCCCAGTCATAACTACCTCTTAAAATTTTATTTTTATGTGTTATACTGGATAGCATTTTGGCAACTTGCTCTTGCATTCTTCAAATGTCATACCCTTTGAAACTTTTAATTCGTACCATCCACTATAACGGAAGAACCATCTTAATTTCACAATACAATCTTCGGCATCTGCAATCTCTATACACTCTTTAATTTCTTCATCATTTGGAGTGCTATTATCACACAAATATTCTTTTACTAATTTCATACTTTTACCTCTTAAAATTCGTATTTTATCTGCGCTCTCCACAAGCACAGAAGAAGTTCTCATCGCCTATTCCTATTCTGTATTCACAAATTATACTTTGATAACCGGCGTCGTTTTTGCAAGAGTAGAATGTTGCGTGTTTGCAATCCTTGCATCGAACAACCTCAGCCACATCGGCGGGTGGAAATTTACTATCACTCTCTATCGCCTTAATAATGTTTTCTGATGCACACATATTTGACAGCCAAGCGCACAACGGCTCTTTCTTGATATAACTCATATTTCATCCTCTTCTAAATTTTCTATTGGTTCTATTTCATTTGCTAATATATATTCAAACTCATCCTTGGTATCGTCACAAGGTGCGGCCTTATCATTAAGTGTAATATTATCTTCCCAATTCCAATAACGAATCTCTAATTGCCTCATAGTGCAAAATGTCCTCAGTAAATCTGCATTCCTCTTAGTATTATCCAAAGATAAACTCTTATCAAGCATAAAAGTCACTCGTTTGGGGTTTAGAGATATAAGCAGTTTAGCCTGAGCTGGACTCAATGAGTTGCTACCAAGAGCAACCACATTGCTATATCCCCAAGAGTCCAAGATAAGTACTGACTTTTCTGATTCAACCACAAGAATTTCATTCTCATATAATGAACTGTAATTTTCGGAATAACCGAAAAGCGTCTGAGACATTGGCCCGTTCTCGATATATAAATATTTGGGTTCAAATTCTTCCGGCGTTCCGTTGAGCCTACCCTTGATGGCCATAATTTCACCTGTAGAAGTTCTTATAGGCAGGGTAATCCTTTGACTTAAAACATCATAACCTATGCCCCATTTTCGTTGAGTACTTAGCGAAATTCCATCCTCGAGCCAAAGCAGATTTGGCGTATTACCATACTGTTCAAGTATCTCTTCTGGATAAGTAGTTACGGATATTTCACCGTTAGAACGGCTAATTTTATCGTACAGACCACCAAAGAGCCCCGTCTTGCGTTTGTAATTATATATGGAATCAAGATGTAACTCCTGCTTGATAATATTCATTACATCTTTGAAAGGAATATTCTTACTTTTAACGAGGTAGTTTATGAAGTCGAGTGAGAGATTTCTCTCATAGTCCTTCACAAACAAATTCTCATTATCTTGCAGCCTAATAACCACCGCAGTCGGGTTCATCCCAGGCTCAAAAGCACACCTAAGTTCTCGGTTTCGGATTCGTATCTTGTCAAATCCGAAGGTGTCTAAGATATGCTCTATGGACTCTGGTTGCTCTAATAGTTTTTCTTTTACTTCTTCGAACACATCTCTGACACCTCCAATCATTTCGTATTGTTAATCAATCATGAATGTCTAACACCGTAACAAACATTCCCCGACTATTTTTCTTAATTTCTTCTAATTTTTCATCAAAACGTTCATCTTTGACAAAGGCCTTCCCGTCCCAAGACTCTCTTGCAATAACATTACCGTTAGCGTCAATGCAGATATAGCAACTCTGCTCCTCAAAGTTTAATAAATCATTTATTCTTGCGCCATCCACATAAAGATATCCATCTCTACTACCCATAGAAGAAAAATAATCTTCTTCACTATACATATATGAAGGTATGTTACCGTCTTTTACAAATCTCTCCATCCTAGAGAGCAAACATGAATAAAACAACCTTTTGTTTCTGCCTACTCTGTCATAAAATCCCCAGTTATAAGTTTCATCATTTTCATCAATTTTTAACTTTAACTTGCCATTATATCTTCCGCCAATCTGATACCAATCCCAAGTAAAAACAGGGTATGGCGAAGTGAGATTTCCCTTTTCGTCATATTCTATATTATCATAATAATAAGGTCTCATAATTTCATCAATCTTATCTTCGGTGGGGAATTCTTTTGTAATTAATAAAGCACAATAATGCATTTTTCGTTTCTCCTAATCATTTTGTTGTGTAATTATAATAGTACCATTTCCTCAATTTGTCAAGGTAGTTTGGGATTTATTTACAAAATGTTTACAATTACTGGATATAACCATGCTTGAATTTCGCCTTGGCCGCATCCGACCAAAGTCCCCACGCACCTTGGAATGAGAATATATACCCAATTCCAGTATCGGAGCTTACTGCTCCTGATGAACGGCTTTTTTCTATGAATACTGCTCTGTACACCATATCCTCTTTCGGTTGCCATGGAATATTCTCCCATTGATTTGTATTCTTGTTTAATACGGTTTTGAACGGTGCACAGAAAAACTTACTTGAAGGATCAAACTCTTCTTGATACATAGAACGGCATAAGATCATCAAATCGCAAACCTCTTTAATCTGTTTGCTCATTGATAATACCGAACTGTCAAGGAACAACTTACCAAGCGTATTAATTGCCAACTGTAAAGTACAAATTACCTGAGTGCCTGGGTACTTACGAGAAAGGGTCTCAAATCTACGGCTATCCTGAATAAGAGAAAGCCAACTATTATCATTATTAGTCGATAAATCTATCTTAAATGTGTCATAAACACAAGTATTTACACCCCTATTAAGAATATACAAACGCATCTTTTTAATTGCAAGCCCAACATCACTATCGGGAATACTGATAAAATAAAGTTGCCCCTTGTATCTGCTTCTCCAATAATCTTGTGCCTTCCTAATATATTCTCTATCTTCCTTACTAATATTTCCGTTTATCAGCTTAGTCTTTGTTAGGTTATAATAGTTGAAATGCTTAGTCAATATTAATAAAAGGAAGCCGATCTTAAATGCCTTAGATCTCTGCTCATTGGAAATTATCATGCACTTGCGCCCCTCGTGCATCATTGACATAAGAATGCTGAGAATTAGGGTGGTCTTACCTACGTTAGAGTAACCACCTATAATAGTCATTCCGTCCGGAATTCCATTAACTTGCTTCGAGAAGTACCTTAGAGCTTCTACCGGGTTGCCCATATAATCATCATCAAAATATTCAAATGGTGTACCTGCTTCCTCTCCGTTTTCAAGAGATTCAATGAATTCGTCCGTAATATCTAATTCTTCTTCCTCCAGCACCTTGCTAGAATATCCCGTGCCAAAACTTTCAAGCTTCGATGTATACCAATCTGTAACCTGTTCACTTGACATTTTAGCAAAGAGTTTTAATGGGTTAATTGTCTTTCCCTCATATTTAATAGGCTCAAGTAGATTAAAACCAAATTTGTGCATATCAATAATCATATTTGACTTCAAAAGATTATCGAGGTAACTCTCATAGTTTTGGTTGTTCACGCAATCTGCCATATTCTTAATCGCCTTGAAGCCACCACTCTCTTCAAGTTTGCTCCTTACGTCTTCTGATATATATGTTAAAACGGACACCTCATCAAACACCGTACACTTTTTATCTCTCAGTGTTTTCAAGATGCCGTAAATCAGTCTTGCATCCTTTGTTAAAAATTTGGAACTATCGATATTAGTATCCTCTACAAGCAGCATATCATTGACCATACTACCAATGACATTTGCCTCGATATTAACACGTCCCTCAAGTAGTTCCTTGGGGATCTTATTGGTAACTCCACTTATGTATAAATTATTCATTAACAATCCTCCTCAAAGTCCAACAGAGCCTGTCTGGTTTTTGGTTTGTATTTTGTTTCATAGTGCTCTTCTACTACAACTTTAGGCGGAGCAACTTCGATTGTCTTCGGCACAAACGCCTTAATTTTATCCCTAATAATTGCCGACAAATAGCGTATACGCGCGTACTCAGAACTCTGCAACCTAGCAATCACCGAACTTAAGTAATCCCTATTTTCTTCTAAGTACTTAGCGATTTTAGCGTTATCTGCGACCTTTAGCCACTCTTGCCACTCCTTGAATAGCGCCGTATTAATAATCTCCTTTTCGCCCATAATATCACATATCAAGCGATATACTCTATCCTTATCTTCCTGGGCCTTCTTCTTACGTGCTTCTTCTGCCTCGAACTCAGAGGCTGAACAAAAATACTTAGGTTTTCCATTCTTATCTATTACTTTGTATGCTATTTTAGTATCTAATTTTGTGCCACAAATTTTGCATTTTGCCGCAGCCATCTTAATTCCTCCTTATGTCAAAAGTAGGTGGTGGTGATTCCTCACCAACCACCTATGCATTTTAATTTGCAAGTTCTACCTTACCATTTTCGTCATATACATCAAACCATTCGCCACAATAATCATAAGTGCTTTGTCTTAGTTCAAGTATACGCTTTAAGGTTTTGCAGGTATACAACTTCATTCCAGTAGGATTTACACCAATCCCATTAAATGTTTCGCGATAAAAACGTGACATCCCGTGTGCCTTATATACTGCTCTATCATCAGTCATATAAGTATATGCTGGAATGACAGTGCCATCTGTTTTTTCGATTTCCGTAGATATTTTTTCATACGGCTCTTTTCTTAAATAATACATATTGTTATACCTCGTCATTCAGTCCAAGGATTTCCTCGATAGCGTTAACGTCGCTAGTCTTCATCTCTGCGGAAAGCTTGTTATTGTAGTCTACAAGATGCTTCTTAACCTTTGCCTTGGTTGTCGCATCACTCGCCTTAAATGCTGCTCTAATTGCATTGAGCCTATCATCATCAAGAGTGATGATTACATCCCCATCAACCTCTTCGACCTCATCCTCGGGGAAGATATCTACCTCATCTACATCGAAAGGTGCTTCGTCTTCCACTACTTCATCCTTTGCCTTGGCCTTATCGACCACCGCTCTAAGTTTTGCAGTAAGTTCATCTTCTTCCTCTTCGTCAATAACAGGGTTAGACTTCTTTACGGACTTTTTAGTAGTAGGCTTCTTTGCAAAATTAGTCTTAGACTTTTCCATGCCCTCTTCTACAATTTTAATAAATTCTTCAGCCATGTTTGGCTTGTCAAACACCATATACTCTGGTACAGTGCCATCTGCAAATCTACCGCCCGCATCGATTAGAGTAGTTCCACGGAAGTATAACTTTCTAATAGTGTCAGTGGCATATTTCTTAACGGTATCCTTTTCCTGCTTCTCTTCAACAACCCTATCAATAACACCAGTAAGTACCACATCGAAGCAATCTCCGAAGGCAGCCTCATAATCTGCTCCCATATTAGAAGTTAACTGCATATAGCCGTCTTGCTCTAATCCACCCTTTTCCTTAATTGTCTTAAATTTCGTGTGTGCGATAACCCAAACTCCGAATCCTGCCTCTTGAAGTTCGGTCATATAAGGCTTGATAATTTCATTAGCAGAATATTTTTCTCCACCAGTGAATCCGCCCATAGCTGCCTTAATGCTCTTCGTGGGCTTGCTGGGATTCTCTAAATTTGATCTACGGATAGTTTCGCGATCCGCTAGAATTGTCAATTCATCTCCTGTATCAAATGCGACAATTTCAATTTGATGACTCTTGCCCTTCTCTTTGATGAGCCAATCTTTAAGTGCAACAAGCTGTTTATATGTAGATACCTGCGTACAGTTTAAACTGTCTAACATCTTGTATCCTTTCTCGTTTCCTACGCCCACAAGTAGTCCTTTTGATGGATCGCCATATTTTGCGAGAATTACATCCCTAAAAAGTGTTGTCTTTCCAAACTTCTTCGTTGAACGAAGATAAACACTCAAATTCTTCATATCCGCCTCAATTGTATTAATTGTAGGCAACTGAAATCCTAAATCCATAATATATTTCTCCTTTAATCATTTTGTATTGTTATTAAATATCATCTTCATCATCGGAGCCCGCAAAGATGTCAACTTCCTCTTCCTTAATATGAGGTAAAATTACTAAATCTTCTGCGGTAAACGCTGTAGGCTCACTCTGCTTTACAATGCTGTCCAGTCTAAGCTCCTGAATCTTGGGACCATACATCTGACCGCCCGCGTTCTTAATAGCTTGCTTGGCATCCATAAGACCAAGCTTAATTGCCTTCTGAGTCTTTTCATCAAGGTCGGTAATCTGAATATCAGCCTTCTGGGCTCCATCGATAACCTTGCAAGACAATACGACCTTACATACCTCGTTATCGCCAAAGTCACTCAGAATTTCTTCTGTGCCATCGATAACATCCATATCGTTCTCTCTCATTACAAGAGCAACAGGACAGAACCAATCGCCCTTAGTCTTAGAGTCTCTAAACTGAGTATAACCGGACAAAACAGCCTTGCCATCCGATGTAACAGACTCCTTATCCATAAAGCTCTCTGTAAAGTAGAAGTTCACATTAGCTTCACTCTTAGGTTCTACATCATCCTCAGCACGATATATCTTATTTACTTCATATGTAGAGTAATATTTGCCAGTCTTTTCACTATAACTGTATTCAATTGAGCCCTGTACCTTAAACATCATATCTTTAATCTTATCAGAGTTCACAACCTTACGAGCCCACTCGATAAAATCGCTGCCAGCAAGGAAATGCTTTCTCTTCTTTTCCGATGCTGCAAACCCCTCAGTATCACCATTGTCCTTAAGCGCCTTGCGGTTGCTATATGTATCAGTATCTACTGTAAACACTCTATAACCCGCCACTTTCTCAATTTCGGCAGGGTCGTTTCTCTTGCTCCAAGGTATCTGAATAGGCTCACTCTGCTTTCCGTCCTTGGGCTTTGAATAAGTGTAAACAACCGAATTCTTAGCATCATCCTGCCAACGCCCTGCATTAATCTCTACAAGATGTCTATTGTCTCCCGCGACAATGTTGAATCTGAGCTTCTGGGTCATCCACTTGCTATCGTATACCATTTCAGTATAACCCTTAAAAGTCTCAGTGTCCTTAATTGGCACAATCTTGCCAATAAAGGTGAATGAATTTTTTGTTGCCATATTAATTTTCTCCTTTTAATTTAATATTTTTTAATTAACCACATTCACAATCCTGTGAAGAAATTAGGTTGAATGTTTTCTCGTCATATACCACTACAACGCTACCAATACACTCATCCCCAATCCATATTTGTGCTCTTGTCGGTAGATAGGTCAAAGTCTCATCTGCCAACTTTCTGTACCATTTTGCAAAAGTCGTATAATCGTAGTTCTCAATAGATTTCCAAATTTCATCAATGTCAACATCCGCGTTCATATGATGAAACCACTGATAACGTATAGAAACTTCACAATCCAGGTGTCTCTGCACATTAGTTACTGGTCTAATATTGCCAGTGGCATCCTCAATCCAGTCCCAATTAAAATTCACCCAAAATTTTATCTTATTGCCAACTGCATTAAAAACATCTCTTAATGTCATCTTTTATTCCTTTCTAATTTTAATCATTTTGTATTGTTGGTTTATATGACCATTTATATCCATATGCTTTATTTAATTCGCCTCGGCAGCATTTCGCTATGGAAGAATTACTATACCCCAATTCTCTTTTAACCTCAATGGCACTCTTCCATATTTTAATTAAATTATCATTTTCATCATATTGATATACTCGTTTACTTCCTAATTCGCTAATCTTATTTTTGGTCTCTTCTGAATGTTTGCGACCATACCACGGATTGTTTTCTCCAGAACATTTTTCTCTATGACCATCTTGTAATCTTTTCTTATGTTCTTCTGTGAGATGTCTACCATATAACGGATGCTTTTCCCCAGACATATCTGCATGATTTTCGCTAATTTTTCGTCTACTTTCTTCTCCGTATTTTCCATTTGACCCGCCTTCTTTTAGATTATACCAATTTGAGTCTTCTACGACATTTAAAAATATAGTTAAATCATACTCCGCCTTATTTAATTCTTCTTCTGAAGAACAAATTTTAACAATATTGCGCGAAAAATTTTCTTTTCCATATTTTTTTACAGCATTTTTAAAAATTGTTCCGCTTCCAAGATAATTTTTCCAACTTTTGTCAAATTTCTTTTGCCCCAAATACCTCTTACCATTTATCATATTGGTCGTTATGTAAATAAAACCATATGGATTCTGAATAATTTGTTCATTTGTTTTCATTCCTTAATACATATGTGACTTCTTATAAATGCCTCTTTTAATTTCTCATATTATTCCCCTTCCCTCAATCATTTTGTACTGTTTAAATAGTATCGATTATCCTTGGTAACATCATAATATAAATATTCGTCACCCGGCTCCGTTCCTACCCAAAGATGATTTGTCATCTGTTTACAATCTTTGCATCTTATTTTCGTATATAATTCATCTTCATCTATATCGGGCGGATCTTCCATCCAATGAAGGGTTCCGCAATTCATACATTGATATTGTGCTTTTTGCTTATCTCTCATAAACCTCTCCTCCTTTCGTGGTAATCACTTTGTCTCCTAAGTTCACTACTATATTACCACAAAAGCGAGTAAAAGTCAATACCTTTTATCAATTGTTTACAATTTATTTACAATCACCCTAATCTCCAGCATATCATCCCCTATCGTATAAGTATTCCCCTTAACGCAGAACTCGACTACCTTCTGCTTGTACACGAACAATTCAGTTCCCTTGACTACAATACCAATCTTCTCGTCATTATTTATTACTTGAAGCGCATCACACCCATATTGCTGCTCCCCAAATAATAAATGCTTTAATGTAACCTTTCCACGTAGTCCTTGTAACTGTTTCCATTCGTCATATTTTCTCATTTGTATTTCCCCTTCGTCGATTAAAAATTCTCATATGTAATTATACACCGAACTAATGTTCGTTTCAACCCATAAAATGTTCCAAATTATGAACAAATCGTTAAAAATATAAAAATTAGTGGGATTACTACTAAAATACCCAATACAATTACCCAGCTATGTCTTTCCCATTTCATTTATGTCCTCCGTTCTAATATATAATCTCAACACCCACTTGCTCGACTCTTGCTCTTGAATTTCTTCAACTTTATATACATCAAGCCAGGAATAAGTAGATTTAAACCACTTTTTAACCTCTGTGGTTTTCACATCATTATCCGCCTTGTAGTCGTATTGAGTCGGCGGTCGATTCTTTGTGTAACCAGCGTATACTCTGAAGTATTTCATACTTTTATCTCCTAATCTTTATCATTGATTTACTACCATATTGAACTTTTGTACTACTGTAGCTATATATAGATTTGCTTTCTCTTTCACTACCTGTGTGACATACTCTGTAAAGTCTTCTTGCGATACTCTTTCTTTATGAGCATAGAATGCATCATAACATTGCCACACTTTATATCCATTATCCAGCAACTCTTTTAACACCTCCATATAGATACAGCTTTCATGATAAAATATTTCACTACCATACAAAGAGCCACCTTCTGCTTTTATAATAGCATTCTGATATATCCTCATCTCTGCGTCGACGGCTTCTTTATCTTTGACGTTTGCCATAACTCTTCTCGTATGAACTCCCAGCGTACTTGGTCTATCAAAGTAACCTCTCATATGCAACTTTTTAATAGCTGGACGCACTTTCTCGAACTTTTGTACTACTGTATGACTTGACATATACTCTTTATAGATTAGCTCATAAATATCTACATCTTCTGATATCCACTTTCCTTTATTCATTGATAAAGTGATCCTTGGAATAGATGACGTAACATCCTTCTCTAGATTTAAACCATACCTTTCTAACACATCATCTTTGTATGCTCCATAGAAATTTTCATTGCCATCCTTCTCTCTCTTGGCTGATACCAATTCGTTAGTTGCTCTGATGCCTATTTTAGTAATTGCCTTATTGCCTTTGTTCCAAGTATAGTTAGGTGTGAAACTAATCGACAGTTCTGGATTATCCGCATAATATGTTTCGTTAATGGTGTCTGCTAACTCTTGATAATACGCCAAGTAAGGATAATTCCGATAAAGCATCGCTTCAATATACCTCTCAAACTGCGCCGTAGAATAGTTGTCCGGTTTAAGCAAATGTAACTGACTACTAAAGCGCACCATATCGTTATCGAAATTTTCAATTCTCAACTTTTGTACTACTGTACTACGTAGTTGTTTATTGTTAAGCACAACATACTTATTGATATTATTCTCTTTACAATAGTGTTTTACTTTTAACTCATTGTCATAGTAATATCTATACGTCTTTGATTTATTGTATTCTTCTCGTGATGCATTATACTGATAGGTTGTATCTTCCTCTCTTAAGAGGCCTATGTTAATCATATACTTTACCAGGTTGGATGCATTTTGTTGACTTCCACAAATACTGATAAGCTTCTTGTTGGTAGTGGCAATAGGCATAATTGTGCAACCATGAGCTAATCTTTTATGTTTGACCATATCAATGAACGCCAATACCTTACCCAACTTCTTTTTTGTAGACGCCTTGCTTCTTATCTCTGGGATTTTCAACTCTGGCAAAACATATTCTTTGCACTCAACTGGTCTCCAATAAAATGGATTGGTGCCAATTGAAGATGTTTGCCTTTCTTTGAGCTCAATTTCTCTTGCAATGTCAATAATATTCATCTTATCTATCTCCTTTGTGCTCCGACATAAACAAGAACATTATTAGTCTTTTCAATCATTTTGTATTGTTTGACGTAAAGAGGAAACACTTCCTCTAATTAAAATATTGTTCAAACTTCTCTAAAAGTATTTGACTATAATACTCAGACAGAATATCATACCTTCTTGCTAGTTCTCCTGCTTGCTCGGTTCTCACATATTCCCTAAATGTTAACCCCGTTTCTTTTATACCCTGTTGAAGATGCCATAATAATCCACTACTTTGGATTCCTCCGCTCGTTAGTTTCACGCCAAGATCTTGAGAGATTAGAGATAACCTTCTTTGGACAAATCTGTATCTTCTCTCGGCATCTTGTTCATCATTCCAATTTGAATTATCGGATAAAGCGTTAAATCTGATCTTGTAAATCCACTTTCCTGTTACCTTGCTTACTCTTGAGGTTGAGCCAAATGATATTAACTCATCTTCCTCACAAGCCTTGACAAGTAAATCATATACTTCTTTTGTTATTGGAATTGTTTTACCTGTCTTAAAATACACAACATAGTCTCTTGTATCAACTTGAGACACTTCAAAGAAAGTCAGTTCTTTAAGCCACTTTCCACCAAAACCAATGAACAGCATTTCTAGTATTGCCTTGTCAATTTCGTTTAGTAAATTGGATTGCAAATCATTAATGTCTTCTCTGCTCAAAATTAAACTCTTTTGTTTCTTGGTATCAACTACCGTGCTCAATAAATCTTTTGTAATATTTTCGTATGCACTCCCAACCGCCTCACCATTACTATAATTAAACCATCTTGACGCATTCTTTAACAACAAGTTGGTATTTTGTAAAGATACCACTGAAATTGCATGAGCACTTTCGTACATCTCTAATGCTTCGTCTGTTGTAAACTGATAAAACGGTTTATCGAATCTGTCCTCAAACTCAACCGCTCTATTAAGAGCTGCCCTTGTTGTTGTCTCTATGATGATCCTGCTTCTTCCATACTCCGCTAAGAAATCTTCGATTTCCTTTTCGCTAGTATACACATATATCTACTCCTCTATAATTTATTTCAAGTTCATTATAAACACGACAAAATGATATGTCAACCATTTTGCCGTGTAATTTTATTTACAATACTTTACACCAATTTATCCAAAATTCCTACCGCATTTTTCTTGTTCTCGTCTAGAACCGCTACATAGCGAAGTGTAGTAGCTGTGGAACGGTGACCTAATATATTGCCAATCGTCTGAATATCAACCTTTGCGGCCGCCAAACTCGTCGCCGCACTAGATCTTAATTTATGAAGCGTAATTTTCTTTTGAATGCCTGCCTCTGAACAATATTTTTTCAACGCATCATTAGCGGCGTCGGGAGATAGTCTTCCATTCTTCTGAGAAATAAATAGTGCTGTGCCATTAAAATCACCAAACGCTTTATCACGAACAGTGATCCATTCTTTAAGTACACCCATAATATTCTCACCGATTGGAATTTCTCTAACCTTTTGTCTTTTTTCAATAACTTTTATAATACCATCATCCCAGATAATATCTTCTTTGTTAATATTTACTATAGCACTGGCTCTCATTCCTGTAGCAATAGCTAAACTAAATAGAGCTTTATCTCTAGCCGCAATAACCTTGTTTGGATTGTTTTCTACAGCCTTAAGTAATTTTACTATTTCTGTTTTAGTTAAAAATGTTACCTTGTGCTCCGTATTATTCTTCGGTCTACTAACAATTCTCATTGGATTCTTGTCAATATATCCTCTCTTTATTAACCATTCAAAAAATGTATTCAGCGAAGACCACCTTGCCTGAAGAATATCATCTCCTGTTCTCTTTGTCCCATCCTTAGTTTCCCTTGTTTCCAAAGAAATCATATAGCTCTCCACGTCGCTGGATTCAATGTGCTTATAGAAGTCCTCGGGGATATTGCCCTCATAAACAAAGTTGGCAAAATGCAAAACATTATTGATATATACACCAACCGTAGTATAGGCCTTTCTGTTTGCTCTCATTGAGGTGCAATACTCGCTAAGAATTTTAGGCATCCTCTGCAATTTAATTTTCATTTTATCATAGAACTGGGTTTCTTTTTCAAGTCTTCCCGCTACATTATTCATAATATAATCTCCTCTATCTATTGTGTCTTGTAATAAACCTTGCCCAAATGACTGTCGCAATAATCCAAATGACCCAATTGCCCTTGAAGATTGAGCCGACGAACATCACAATTACATAAAAGAATGTCGCGGTGCTGTCTTCTATCGTATTTGGATGATCAAAAGTTTCCTTTTTGGGTGGCATCAACGAATTGCCATCCTCATCAAACATTGGCTCCAAACCTTTATCTCGCAACTCCTTAATTCGTAATCTATTAAGTTCTCTCTGAAATTCTTTTTTCTCTTCTTTATGCTTTTCACGCTCTTTAATCATGTCGTCAAAAGTAATCATGCATTGCCCTCCTTAACCATAAAAGGTTGCGAGTACCTGCTTTCGAGCTTTTCTAAGCTCCTTCTTTTGCTCATGCTGTCTCCAGAAGTCGTGTTCCTCGTACTTCTGCAACGCATCACACTGCTTGCCAAGGCACCCGCGCCCTTTCAGTGTCTTGGTTGTCAAAGCAGCTTTATGAAACATACAGTAGCCTACGGCCTTGTTTCTACGAATTTCCGAGCCATAAAGGCCCGGCAGAACTTCTACATTATTTATTTCCATTATACAACCTCCTTAAACAATATCTTCAATAATACTGATTGCATCTTCAATAGACGACACGGCCTCTTCCATCTGATCGATGGCCTCTTCTGCGTCCATACCACGCTGACTTCCTTGAAGATTCTCAGGCATATTATCGAAGTAATCCTGCTCGTCAGAACAAATTGTCTCAAGTTCACTCTTTATATTCTCCATATCCTCTAACCATTTTCTCAGTTGCTGTCTTCTTGTCTTGTTCATAACATTTTTCTCCTTTTTTCTTTGTATTATAGCATATATTTTCCATTTTGTCAATCATTTTGTTTTGTTTAACAAAAAGTTTACAATTAGAAAAGAGATGATTACTCATCTCCCACTTATCTTGCCCATCTTTGCTCAACCCAGGCCTCAATGCCTATCTTATCATCCTCTTCCTTTGCATTAACATACACAATCTCAATGCCCATACCATACAACTTATTGATAAGAAGTTGTTGCTTCTGTGTGTCCCTTGCAAATCTTGACGGATCTTTAGTTACAACCACATCTCCATTTTCTAACACGTTGAATAACTTGTCTAACTCTTCTCTGCTTAAATTGTGAGCACTTACGCCGTCATCACAGAAGCATATTGTAAGATCCAATCCCTTTGCCTTACAATAATTTGATACTAATTCTATTTGCTCCTCTATATTTCCGGCCCTTGCTGTTCTACAATATCCATATACTTTACTCATTATAAATCTCTCCTTTTTATTATGTAATCACTTTGATGTGTTTACACAGAATAAAGATCTGTTTATTAACAGATCTTCTGAATATCCTTTTGCATTTGTGACAAGCATTTATCGCAAATATGGAATGATGTAATACTGTCTACTGGGTCAATACGTTGAATTTTGATCTTAATGTTTCCATTGTCTGCCCCACAAGTTAGACAATGTCCACCCTCTTTGCTTTGAGTTAATTCGATAATTTTATTTTCCATTATAAACCCTCCATTATTCTTCTATATGAAACTTATCGTAACATTCTTTATGAACTCCGCTATTGAAGATGTCCATAATTGCCACCGCCACTTCTTTTGCATATTTCATTAATTCAATATGCTCATCCATTTGCTCGGGAAACAGTCTTCTGTGTCCGGCGGATATATAAATCCCGGTCGGATAACACTTATCTCCATTAAAGTCTTCTTGAAGATAGAATTCAACCTCTCCGTGCAGTTTCTCATTCGGTCTGATTGCTACGGTATAAATATTTCCATTAGATGGATATTGTGAAAACCATACCTTGGTTCCATCTATATCATATCTATAGAAGATATCACCCTCATCTCTTGATTTTGTTAGTTCTAATATTGTTTTCATAACTAATCCTCCTACATATTCTAATGTTGTCATTATACCATGTTGTTTTTCAACAATACAGTATTATTTAATTAATGTGTCCTAGAACTACAGTAATCACAGCCTGATATAAATCCTCCTTGTCTTCAATTGCCCAACCTACTGCTTTTTCTAAACCTTTAATTTCATTTTCTGATAATGTTAATTGAATACTTGTGTCTTCCATTATTAATTCCTCCTTTATCTATCATACATTCCTACTTCAATATCCTCGCCATCATGCCACTCCAGAAAATCTTCTACAGCGTCATCATCTGCTACGTAAAAATAGTAGGTATACTCACGCCAATATTCGTTTGCCCACTCTACAAACATCTGCAAAGCGGACTCATATGCTTCACCCACGATGTTCCAAAATTCCTGTACTCCGGTATCTTCATCTATAACATCTGCTGTAAATAACTGCAGCCCGTTAGGAAGTTTCATAAAATCTTCCTCCTCACCCGAACACTATTTCATCAAACAGACCCAACTGGAATATAGTATCTCCAATGCTTCCATCTAAACTATCAATGTCTCCGTCCCAATAGTTTTGTTCAACAGCCAACTGCATTCCATGGACCAACTTGTCCAAAGTTAGATCCCAAACCTCTTCGTCGTCCTCAACATCAATCAGCTGAATTGACTCGCCCGACTTCAATATATGGAAGAATACATCCTCAAAAGTCGCATCATCGTCCTCTAGTTCCTTGTGTGCCTTGTGCCACACTTCGGTAGTATTGTCGATACAAGACCAATATCCAATGTCATAAACCGCCGTGCTGATAATGTCTAAAATATCACTATCATCATATGTGAATGTTTTTGCAAATGTATATTTGTTCATTTTAATCCTCTCCTTCATCATTAATAATATTTTAGTTAAATAAATCTACAATTATTGGACCGTCATAACCCTTCTCAAAAACAAACCAAGCGTAACATACTGCACTGCTCACCTCTTTAGGGTTGCCGCTCTTATCGTATTTGATATTGCCGTCCTTATCTCTGTCATAGAAATCTCCGTTCTTACCACAAGGAATTCTTGATGATGACACCCATATCTTCTTGGGCGGATATTTTCTAAACAGATCCTTTCGGCCCGAGCTCTCCAAGAATGTCAGCTTTAAGAACATACATACCTTGTGCCCGTCAGTCACAATATCCATGGCGTGCTCCACAAATTCCTGGGCGAGTTTGTAAGGTGGATTGGTTATAATATCAGCATCAACCGCATCATTAAACTCCAGGAAGTCAACGCCGCCTTCTCCATATCCTCTGTCTATCTTGTCCATAGACCGGACACTAAAACCGTGTGCCTCAAGTACCTTTGATATGTGACCCTCTCCACAACACGGTTCCAAAATATTATTATCAAATTCCTCCAAATCCAGCAACATCTCTACCGCTTTGGGATGTGTTGCATAATAATCATTCTCTTCACGCTCTTCTTCTACGTGATTACTTGCTCCAAGAGTTACATAAATACTCTTTGTGTTTCCACTCCAATCTTTCTGCCGCTCCATCGTTATATTCCTTTCTTATATTTGAAAAATATTTAAATCTTCTTTTCTGTGTCTTATAAATTTATCTCTTGTAGAGATATCTATTAACTTACCACAAGGCTCATATGGATCATGAGTCAACTCCTCTATATCTCTAATCGCCTTTTTGAATGCCTCGCGAGTATCCGTTACTGTTCTATTCCAAAACGCCAGACACTCCTTAAAAAATCCCTCTATTATTAACTCTGTTTCTTTTTCATTTAACACTTAAATCCATCCTTTCGTTTTAGAATCATTATTTTATTTGTACTCTGCCTTAAATCCTTCAATGCAATATTCATATTTGTCAGATAAATAATCGCACAATTCATCCGCATAACCATCAATATTTTCTAACAGATATTCGTTATCCTCGTCAATGTCAATTACAACTCGTTTGGGTAAATTTGCCGATTTAGGAGCATCCCACTTAATATTTGCCACAACAATCTGTTTTACATTTTTCATAATTAAATCCTCCGTGTTAAAATTACTCTTTTATGTGCAAATATTATTAGTTTCTCCACATTTAGTACACTCACATTGATAGCAATGCCCACAAGCTTCGCTAACTCCCATTGAGGCAATTCCCAAAAACAATCTCGCTACAATAGGCATATCACATCGAATAATTTCCTGTTTCGTATTTTTACAACAATTCCAGCAATAACCGACTAAATATTTCTTTTTCATATACTTTTACCACCTAAAATCGTCATTTATCTCCAATAAGTTTTGCAGAATCCTTGCTCTGGGTCTCCGTAACTTCTCATATCACATTCTTCATAAGTTCCTTTATATGAAGCAGATACAAGTTTCAACGGATATTTCAGTTTGTCAATTTGTTCATCATAGCAACCAATATCAATACCCTTACAACGATTATTCTGTAAACAAGTCTTTCCACGCTCAAGAATATCTTTCATAGTAGACGGATATTCTTCTCCGTCATAAATCATTCCTTCGCATTTATTCCAATATGCAAGAATACCATACAAATCAGCATTTTCTTTTGCATCATCGTATTCAAAAACATATCCATAATCATAATAAATATCCTTAATAAATCCTCCACCAAACTCTTGTGGAATTAAAATCTTATAACTATCTCCATCTGTCAAATTACTTCTCTTTGTGGTTTTGTCTGCTCTCGTCCAAGAAAAACTTCCCATAATTAACTCCTCCTAATAAAATTATCATTTTCTTAATCATTTTGTTTTGTATCAATGCTTAGTAAAATATACATTCTGGCCTCTCTTTAATGTCCAACAAGCCTGGCACTCATAGCATTTTCCTGTACAAGGAATACTGTCATGAGGAATAAGATCATTCGCAAAGTCCTTACCATATACATAGGTCATAGGAAGATTATAAGGGTTTTCAGGAATCCAATCACTCCAAGCGCTGAATACTATGCTTAAGTTCTTCGGAATTCTCTTGCCCTTTGCCAGGAAATCATTTACAATCTTAAACTTCTTAGTGAAACAAAGATAATGAGTGTCCTTATTCTTTCTTGCTACCTTACACATACCCTCAAGATATTCCATATTGACGATATCACCACTTGAATGCCATCTAACAAATCTTGCAAGTGCCGTCTGAGTTGCTATACTTTCAAAATACAACTTCGGATTTTTCACATATGCCTCCAAGTTCTCCTGTAAGGAAGTCTTAACGCTAGGGAAGAGCCAATTGCCCTTCATTGCATAACAGCCCTTTCTACAAGGCACATCTGCTGCACAAGTTATTCCTGCCGGAAGATTAATGCTCAAAATTGCCGCACCTAATTTACTATTTGTGTTTGATACATTTACATATTGTTTTCCCATTTTACATTTCTCCTTCATTATATCATATTATTCATCATAAAGTAACCGTTTGCATTTTATGCCGAGGTTTAACCGCCTCGGCTCGGTTTATTTTATTTATACTATTCCTTCGCGAATATGTCCGCTGTTTCTCTCAACCGTATCCATAAGGAACGATACACGCTCATCCTGAGTCATATGTTCCCAACAATAATTAAGTATTGCTTCAAATACCTCGATGGCCGTGTTGCTACCCATATTCACAATGTTAGTAAGCTTCTGTGTCTGACAAAATTCTACAACATCTTTAAGGGTCATCAGCTTCGTTCTAATTAAAATTCTGGTTGCCCTATTAGACAACCCTACATCAAGAACCGACACATCCAAATCTGCTGCACCATAAGGAATGGCTACATTTCTTGTAGTGTACACTCTCGATAATGCCTTAGAAAGCTTATCACCCTCTACCATTTTGCTAACAATAATGTCCATAACGTCAATGTTTTTCTGTGTCATAATTAAATTCTCCTTTAAATCATTTTGTATTGTTTATTAATTATTTTCTTCTTCATCTGCTATCCATTCGTCAGCCAAAGTTTCCGGCGACATCCAGTCTAAGTGGTCAAACAAATCTTCTGCATCACAGCCCGTTCCTTCACATAAGGCTTCAAGGTCTGCTCTTGTATAACCGCTAGTAGCAACATAACTGTTACCCTCTAAGTCTGAAGCCGCAGCTTCTTTAGCATTAAACTCAAACAAACGGCCTCTGTTCTCATCGTCATTGTCAAATCCAAATTCGTTTATATAGCAAACTCCAACACCTGTCTCAAAAGCGTGTCTATCTTTATATACAACACCCTCATTGCAATAACAACCAAACTTGCCATACTCACCAAAGTAGTAAGTCTCTTCATCTGTTACCATTTTCCAGCCTGCTGGATACACTTTTTCAATTTTCATAATATATTCCTCCTATTTAATTATTTTTAAAACACCCTCTTGAATTAATAAAACCTCTAAGTTCATATCCATCATTTTCATACTTACGACGAATATCGCTATCTTCTAAATAGTGACACGTTTCTCCAAAAACATTTTTAAAAGTATCGTCGCTTTCTTGAAAAAGATCTCCCTGTACACAAAAATACTTTCTTCCTTTTTTGAAAATCATTCGTGCTTGATGGTCTCTATAAAACTCTTCTTGACAATAATTAACACATTTCTTTTCGTTAGTCCAAAACAAGTTATCCATGATTCCCCCTAAATTTTTGCTGATTTCAAAGATGCTTTACATTGGCTACAACGATACAATCCTGGATGTTGCACAATTTTACAATTGCTCTTATACTTCCATTCGGCATTACAGTCGGGACAAAACACCCTATATCTATCTACGCTGTGAGCCTTGCGCTCCGCTCTAGCTTGTCTTGCCGATTCCTTGAAAGTTTCATTATTAGATAATCTACTTGCTTCAATATTCCAACGACTACCAATTTTGTCTGCCCTCACTTTCCACAGATAACCGTGGTCTTCTTTCGGTGAAACAAAATGTCCGAACTCATGACACAGTACGCTTCTTATTTCGTCATAATCTTGACCTAATCTTTGACTTAACAGAATAATACATCTTGTGGCTCTAACCCTGTCAACATTCATTTCACGAGAATTTCGGAATGTTTGCCAACAATATCCAAGATGTCTATAAGAATTGTCTTGATACAACTCCGGTTCACAATCCTCAAAGTAATGAGGATAAAGAGACTTTGCTTCATCTTGTACTTCTTCCCAAATGGCCCATATCTTAGGATCGGTTACATCTTTATAGGTTTTCTTTCTGTAAACCATATTTATTCCTCCACTTCATCAACAGGTAAGTTGCCGATATAATTATCAAGCGTATATTGTACGCTCATCCAATATGATTCAAAGTAGCCATCATTCTTACTTAGATTATGAAGTGCGAAACTTGCTATCTCACTAATATCGTCTTCTGACAGGTCTACGTCGTATTCACCTTGCTGATAACAGTTTTTTACATCCTCAATCATACAGTCAAGTTTGTATTCTTCATTAGCCTGAATCATTTCACTAAAAGTAAGTTCATACTCTTTGCCGTCTCTATAAATTTTCATAATTTATTCCTCCCCTAAAAGCTGTTTTACATATTCTTTGTCTTGATACTCGTTGTCACAAAACTCTTCGTAACATGCCCAAATCTCACTATGAAAACCATAGCCGAATTCCCAGTCTTCAAAGATTGCATTCAAATCAATTAATTCATCTTCATCGACCTCTTCTATGCAAGACTGTAATTCTTTGATTAAGTCTGTTAGTGTGTATCCGTGCTGAATCATCCAATCCAGCTTATATGCCTCATATGCTCTTTTTCTACGACTCGTTTTTGCCATAATTTATTCTACCTCCTGTTGTTCCGACCAACCCGCTTTTCTTGCAAGTGCAATCAGTTCATTAATATCTTCATTTGAAATGTTAAGTTCGCGCCAATCATATTCCTCATAACTGTCATTTTCTTCTATATGTCTTGTTGGCGAGCATTCTGCTGTCACATATGATGCCTCAGCATGTTTTGTAGGAAATTCAAGACTAATCTCCATAGATACTGCTTCGGGATAATCATCATAAAATATTTCCTTTGGTGCTATAAAATACAACACCGTTTCTCCGTCATCTTTGTTCCACGCCTCATCAAATTCAATTCTTTTATCAATCATTTTGTCGCCTCTTTCAGTCTCATATATACACTAAAGACCCAGTCTTCTCTTTCATATTTATCTGCATCATCCCAAGAGCCACACTCTTCTTCATACTCTTTTGCTGCTTGCTCTTGTGCTATTCTCCATAGTTTTTCATCAAACATAATAATCCTCCTTAAATTTTATATGCGGCCAAGTTCCAAGAATGGCCCATCTCATAATATAATCCATATTTTTCAAATAACTTTCCGAACTGCTCTTCAAGTTTAACCCAACCACGAGTATAACCATTCAGTACATAGTTCAGTCCACCCTCAAATGACATCGAAAGCGTTTCCGGATTTGCATATTCAAAGTAATCACAAGGGTTGCGATTCTCATACTCATACAAGTCTTCGGCAATCTTCTTGCCTTTAACACCGCCCCACGTCTCACTATTGGACCAGGCTTTACCATCAAAGTAGATTATATTGTCTCCCCACAAGTCGTGCTTTTGGCACCACTCAAAAATATCTATTGCTAACAGTTTATATTTACTAAATACTATGTTATTTTCCATGTTAATCTTCCTCCTGTTCGTGTATTCCTACTACAAACTTATTTGTATAATCTTCATCGTCACTGTCGCCCCATACAAGACAATCAACGAAATCATTATTTGTTTCAAACTCTTTTGTTGTACTGTTAATATCATAGTGAGGTCTTACCAAACAAATATCTTGGATAATAGTCCCATCTTCCTCCTCTAAAAATACACATAACTCTGGTGGTATCTCTGGACCGTTATTATCATAAATTTCTGCTACAATTTTCTTATTACCGAGTTGAATTATTAATCTGTTTTTCATATCAATCTCTCCTTAATTTTTATTTTTATATACACTCATGAACTTGTAAGCTTTCTTTAATTGTTTCATGGAGGAGCTGCGATAGCAGGTCAGGGAACCGTTATGAATCTCGGATAGGGATTATTAACGGTTCGATCACCTGATTAACGCAGCTGAACTGAATTATATTCTCTTGTGTATACTGGCGCTTATACCAACACACTCTGCATTTCTGTAGATATTACTTTATCGGTCTCATATAGGATACTGCTTTCGATGAGAAACAGCAGTTGGGGCTGGTGTTAACCAGCCTGAACTGCTGTATCTCATAGTTATAGCAGTATCTTTGTTGAATTGAAATGCCTTGTGTGTTCTGCATTATCTATATGCAATTTGTTTTAATTAGTCGTTGTAGATTTCAGACATTCTCTTCTTGAAGTCAAAGTTATTGTCAGCTATAACTTTCTTCATAAGGGCAAACATTCTCCAACCTTCACCCTTATACGCTCTAAGTCTACTATTCAGTACACTCATTGCAGCTGCTCCATAAACCATATTGTCGTCAACCATAATTCCACAACCATGGAACATTACAAGGTTCTTAAGAGTGTAGAATGCACCCTCGCCCTTATAGGCATCAATCCAAGCCTTGCTCTTAGAAGCGCCATAAGGAACCGTAATCATATCAGCCATGAAGTTTTTAACAATTCTGTGGACGTCATTATAATTGCTTGCATACTTAAGACCATGAATTCTCTGTCTAAGAGGAGCATATATCTTCTTATCAATATCTACTACAAAGATGTCTCTTCCCTTAATTCTCTTGTACGGAATGCCCTTACAATTTTTGTTAGGAAGAGTATCGATATACTTCTTAAGCTCTTCAATATAATCTTCCATAGTAGCCTTAATAACATCCATTGTGAAGAAGTGGCTTCTTTCAACGAATGTATCTTTGTCCCTTGCTTCAAGCTTACTAAGTACTCTGATTTCCTCAAGCATCATATCGAACTCATACTTAATACCAAATCTCTTAATGTAGTCGTTATATCCCTCTCTTCTTCCATCATAAGACTTATAGTTAAGAGCATGGAACATCTGAGCCATAACGAATCTTCTGTGGAGTTTTGTATTTCTTACATAACCGTCGGCAATAATTTCTTTCGCAATAGGATCTTCTACTTTTGCAGGATTTCCATTTTCATCAATCATAAGTGTAACTCTAGTTCCGTTATCAAGGTCAACCGTGAAATACTTACTAGTATTAACCCCTGCATTGTTAAGTCTGTTCATTCTTTCATTCTTGTTCATCATAATTTGTTTCTCCTTCAAATTTAATTTATTTGCCCTGTATTGCCGAGCGTCGCATATTTTTGTTAATAATTATTTACCCTCAACCCAACTTCTTAAGATAATCAGGTCTGGATCAGACGGACGTTGGTAGAACCACTTCCCCATAATCTCTTCATCCCATACAAAATCTCCACTGAGAATTGTACATAAGATGAATGCCTCAAGTGTAAACTGTGCAACCTCACGAGGCTGTCCTACAATCAACTGCTCATCTGTAAGCTCATCAACTGACAGTGCCTTGAAATATTTTCTTCTTTTGTTGTCGCTTCTTTCACTTGGTAGAGAGTACTTATAATTTCTATAAAGTTCTCTTATCATATGCAATAGAACTGGTAAGTCGTAGATTTGGTGACCATGTAGCACTTTTGATGTATCATACTCACCATTATCGATAACCTTATCTTTTCCTACTTTCATAATTCTTTTTTCGAAATCAATGTAAAACGGCTCGCCGTTCTGCACTCTTTCTAATGCCTCAAAATAGATACACATTAATATAACCTCCTTTTATTTTTATAGATACTCAATGATTTAGCACATTTCTTTATTTGCTTCATAATTGCAGTCAAGGGAAGCCTTGACGACGGGAATAATCTACGATAGCGGATTATACCCGTCGTTTGGGCTTATCAATTGACTGGAACTTGAATTCAATCATTTTGTTGTCTATTGGTGTGCTCCATAGATTGCTCAATAACTTGGCATATTTCTTTAACTGTTTCATTATTACAGGTTCTGCCTGTGCAGCCTGGCCTGAAGGCCTCCTAGATATGGAGGCAGGAAAGGCCTGGCTACACAGGTTAAACAACCTGTAACGTGAATTTAATTATCTTGCAATCAATCGCTATGCTACGGGTTCAAATTACTCACAATCTCGATACATTTCTTTATTGGTTTCATATTCGGGAGGCGTGCCGGCGAGAGGCAGGTCAATTCTGGGAAATTTCCCAGTGAATTAACCTGCGGATCGACGATCAAACGCCTCCTAAATTGAAGTTGATTGTCTCATAATTTGTCGTTGTATTACGAATGTAAATTACTCATGACGTTGATACATTTCTTCACTTGTTTCATATCCGAAGGCAGATGCCAGATAACCTAACTGGGACATCCAGTCGATAGCGGGATGTCCCAGGTTTGTTATCTGGTTAATAAGGCCTTCTATTGAATATTGTCATCTTGTAATTTGTTGCTGTACTGCAAATTTAAATTACTCGCAACTTTGACACATATCTTTAATTGTTTCATATTAAATCGCTAGATCAGATATCCTGATCAGTAGGCGGCGGGATAGCGCCGCCTATGATCAGGAGATCTGAGTTAATAGCGATTGTATTGAATTTAGTTGCCTTGTAATTATGCGTTGTGCTACGATGTGTGGTTACTTACAACATTGGTGTATCGCTTTATTGGTTTCATATTAGGCGTCAATTTCAGATTGTTCATCCACTTCATCTTGTACTCGCAAGATGAAGTGTCATCACAATCGGATTTATTGACGCATAATTGATTCTTTGTTGTCCCATAACCACTTGCTACACTACAATATCATAAGCATCTGACTAACGTCTCATATACTGCCCTCCTCGTAAGAATCGCATTCTGCATGCACTTCAATGTAAGGTATCCCGGAATTTCCTTTTCAGTCTTATTACGGTTTGCCGTTACATTTTTGCCCGTACCTCTAAGAATAGTATGGTCAGGCTGGTCGATTACACTTCCAAGCCCACCTATCTTCTTCTTGCCAGTTGCACAAGCCCTCAAAGCATCCATTACATATGTGTTTAAGGTTTCAATGTCCTTCTCCACATTAATTATCGGCAATACTGATGTTGCCCAAGAATACCTCCCGTCTCCCTTGTAGAGGAAGTTGTTGACAGAGTTAACTGCTTTTGTAAACGAAACGTTACGCTGTTTAATTGTCCTAGAAGCAATCTCCTTCTGGAAACTCTTGACACGAGTAGAAGATAGTGTGATTTTGTCGCCCTTGATGTTAAAACCAAGGAATTTGACCCACTTATCTTTATAGACAGTCTCAACTTTCTTGGGATTAAGAGTCATGTTCATTTCTCCTAAAATAGATTTAACTATCTCGAAAGCCATCTCTCGCTTCTCTCCAATGTAAAGCAAATCATCCGAGTACCTCACATAATATCCCGGTAACGTACTGACAGTCGCATCAAGATTGTACAATACTGCGTCTGCTAAGAAGCTCGCAACTGCACACCCCTGTTTGAGAGACTGATACATTTCTATCAAATTTCCCTCAATATCAAAGCACAAATCCGTGTGATAATACTTCCTAACAATGTCAATTACCTTGGATTTGCCTACTTTAGTTTCCATATTATCGAATATTTCATCGATATATTTAAGTGGAACGGTGTCAAAATATTTTGTTAAGTCTGCTTTAAAGCCAACTTCTCGGCCCTCAACTTTAATTTCTTGTCTTGATACTTCCTGTACAATCTTTCCGCAACCTATACCACTCTGATATGATTTGCAAGACTTATGCACAAATTCAGGAAACATCTCGAAGAATAGATTGTTCACAATGGACAAGAATATTCTATCAACATTCTCATTCACATAAACAATTCTCATATCTCCATTATCCTTAGGGATTTGTGCCTGGTGTGGGGGCGCTATCTCGTAGTTGTCAGTAATAATTGCATTATACATTGCAAGTCTGACCTCGGGAGAGGTAAGCTTTCTCAACTCACCCTTATCAATTCCTTTACCAACTCCCAATTCAAGTGCCTGCTCCCAACGTTCTTTCTCGAAGAACTTTTGCAGTAAAATGTCGGTCATTTAAGCCACCTCCTTAATACCATTCTGTGTAGTAGATGCTTGTATCTACCCATTCGTCTCCATCAAGTGTTTCATACCAGCCTCCGTTTTCACCCTCTTCCTCAGATGGTCTCCATTTACCTTTGCCATAGGTTGTATCCATAGCACCATCAAAACATTCTTCACAACAGTACCAATCTCCGTCTCCGGCAATAAACCCTGCATCGAAAGGCTTGCCGCATTCCTCGCAGAATCTGATTGCAATATGATGGTCTTCAAGAATTTCCGTGATAGCATCTTCTATTGCATAATCATCTAAGTCTGTTTTAATAACTGCCCAACCCTCATTGTGGTTCAGCAAAATCTGATTTCCTTTTAATATAAGTTCAAAAGCACGACCCTCAAAGTCATGCTCATATTTACCGTGCTCTTTTAAGTAATCAACAACTGTTTTCATATTCATCTCCCTCCTATATCTCATAAACCCAGTCGCCAAAGCCACCACGGTGAATACTGTCCTCACCTGAGTCCCATTCTTCGTCTGTAATCTCGATACCGTATGCTTCTTCTGCTTCTGATTTAGTTTCATATTCATACAAATCATATTCCTCCCAATGAACACATTCGTCACAAAGAACTTCGCCTTTATCGCAGATGAAATGTTCTTGGAATTCATTTCCGCATTCTTCGGAGTAAACTTCCATTATAAGATTCCATTTCTTACAAGCTTCGAACAGAGTGATATATTCATGTTCTTCCTCTCCCGGCGGATGATACCATCTTTCGGGCTCCGTTCTCATTGAGATTGCATTATCGACAAGTGCAGATATTACACTCCACTTGCAAGTGCCGGACATAAAAGCGGCTCCGTCCTCTTCAAAGGTAAGGTCTGTTTCAGCACCTCTTCCCATCCAAATCTTGCCCTCTTGGTTTAGAGCTTTATGGAACTGCTCTATATCACCCTTATTTCCTCTTACTTTCATTAAAAAACTACATAAATTTGCCATTGTTTATTCCTCCTCAGGATTATTATAATCATTTTGTTGTGTTAATACAATAGATATTGTTTAATATTTTCTCTGGTCCAGTCTTCTGGCTTTAATCCTGAAGCAAGAATATTCATTGCTTCTTGAAATGTCACGTAAACATATTTTTGTTGGTCTATTAGGAATATTTTCATCATCTACCTTCCTTTCTAACATCAACTCTTACAAGCGTAGTTATCATATTTTCAGGATCATGAGTCAATCTCCAAGCCTGAATGTGATCAACGATTGTGCTAAGGTCTTCAATACTTACCGTCCAAACGCCACTCTCCCTAAAGAAAAGAACACGATCATATGACTCGTGTTCCTCAATACTATTGTATAGTGATTTGATATCATAGTAGACGTCACTTGCATATCTCTCTGTGATTTTTGCAGCTAAGCGAATAAGCTTATCTACCACATCTGAGATGTTTTCTGTGTTTGATGTTACTGTGTAATCATCATAACAAGAGTGGTTTGTGATTTTTAACATATTTATTCCTCCTTAGGAAATTAGTATTGCTTTACCTTTCAGTTCAATATTGTGTCTGTCCTCGTTGATAAGTTCTACGAGGTCTGCATCTTCCTCATTATTAATGTCCACAAGATTTGTGTACCAACCACAATGGATGCCGTTGAGTTCATCATCGTTTCCAAGGTAGATTGGCAGTGCTTTAATTTCCTCCATTGTCATACCTTGTGCTCTAAGTTCAGCACAGAATGCCAAAATGTTATTCATTGTTAATTGCATATTAATTCACTCCTTCATTAAATTTATCAAGAACTTCTTGGCGTACTTTATATTCTTTATCGCTCTCTACTTCTGAGAATGAAATCTCAAGCAGTGTAATCTTAAAGTCTTCGGAATTCTCATTCCAACCAAAGTCGCACTCATCACCATTCTCATCAAGGAAATTCATATGAACCTCTTTGATTTGTTCAACAGAGGCAAGCAACTCAGCAGTGATATCCGATCTTGAAATACCTAGTTGATCATAATCTTCGTCATAGCACTCTGACAGGTCAAAGTCCTTAAACCATCCGTAACCTGTTTCGAACTCAAAAACTCCGTCCTCTTCAGTTCCGGAAAACGCATCCCAATCAAATGGAATTTCTTTGCCGTTGATGACAAAGCAGTATCCACCAATTGATAGACCATCTGTGTTTTCTTTTGTGAGCATAATCAAGTTTCCATTCTCTTTTGCGAAAAGCTGGAACTTAATATACATTGATATTTTCATATTAAATCACTCCTTGTATATATAGTGTAGCGTGGTTATCTCTCCAATAACCCATAACGCCTGCACCGAAAGTAGTGGCGTCTTCAGTTTCGATAGTGTAACCATGATCTTCTGCGAACTTCTTTTCTTCAGCAAGTTGCCTATCAAAAATCTCCTTAGCCTCTTCATAAGTATGGGTTACACCAAGAATATCAATTGACTCTGCATCTTCTGTTGCCCAATCGAGCACTATAACATAATGACTATACATTTACTCTTCCTCCTTAAACCATTCAGGCACTTCAAACCAACGATATTCGTGCTCATATTCTTTCGTGTGTTTGTTGTAAACCATACAGTCAACAAGTATCACATTAAGCTCATTCTCGACAATATGGTCAATTTCGCTTAATGGATAATTCCAAAAAGGACGCTCGTAGTCATCGAGAATTGCCTGAATCTCTTTGACATCATCGTCTCCGTTTATGATAAAACATTTATCTAATACTGCGTCCAAGTAATTCTGCGGCGAATAAATCTTTTCTGACTTTACCATTATTCATTCTCCTCTCTTCTTACACATTCACCATCTACAAAGTGGTAGTCGCAGCTATATGGGCAGTCTGCACAATCATCGGTTTCATCGCCACCGAGAGGGCACTCAAGACCGCACATTTCCTGCTCCCATTCGATATATTCCTGTTCACTTGCATTATCCATACAAGCCCCGCAGTAATACGGGATGTCGTGTTCTTCAAGGTCAGGGAAGACTTTCTTCATTTCTGCGATGGTTTCTTCATCGTACTGCTTATAGCCGCACTCTTTGCATACTAATGCCATAATTAATTTTCCTCCTCATCATCTTCAAACTCAGAGTCATCCTCTAAGATTTGATATATTCTATCAAGTGATATTCCAAGTAATTCTGACGCAAGAACGTCTGCTGGAGCTTCTGGTCCTACATCAATTAAGGCACCTATAACATCTTGCCAAGATATGTTATCATTCATGGATATCCTCCTCTTCATCGGCACTTCTCACGCCATCAATATCAAAGGCATATTCAATTTGATATGCAAGGTCGCTCCAAGTTCCTTCAACTTCTGCTTCTCTTAGTGCTTTTGCAAGAGCAATAAGCGTGTGCTCCTCTGCTATAACCTCGATGTCATTTTCTATGAACTTGTACCTGTATTTGTCTACTTTTTGCATAGTTATCATCCTTTCGCCCGTTTATGTCCGATAGCCCAGACAGTTAATTATTGCGCAGGGTTAGAAGTTAAATAATCGATAATCACTTTTTCCGGTATTGTTAGACACTCAATTATGCTGTATATATTACAACCGACTACAATTATAGATGCAAGGGCCAGTCCAACAAATATCACCCAAAGTATAGTCGCTATCCATGGACTATCATAATCGTAATCGTACTCATCCTCAAGAGCCTTCTTGTGAAAGGGTTTAACGACAAAGAAAGCTATCAATGTTAGCATAGGAATAAAGCATATCCAAAAGATACTGGTACCAATCTTAAAGTTGATAAACCTACCCATCAATTCTTCAATATACGGAAGAATATTGTTATTCGTCCAATCAATCACGATACCGAACTTCTCACAGAGAGCATCGATTACTTCTACTACTTTATTAGTTGTTTCCATTTTATAATTACCTTTCTTAATTTGTCAATCATTTTGTGTTGTTAATCAATTGTTCTTAAATAATACTGCAACTCTTCACCCTTAAGGTTTTCCATTATCATTATCATCATAATAATATAGACATTCGATACCGTCTCTGGTTAATTCCAAGCCCATATTTTTGTAGTAATCCTTGTGGAAAAACTTATCAAGCACTTTAATCTCTGCCCTTGCCTGTTCTTCCTCATCGTCGGAAATCTTTTTGAAATGAATTTTCATATCATATCTTGGTGAACATACCCAACCATCGTGGTTATTGTCGTGAAGCTCTACGGTATCAACTACCTTATACTTCTTGATAAACCAAACCTTTGGACTGTGCCAAATAAGTATAGAAGCGTCTTCCCACCAATCTCGAATTCTATATTTAATGTCAATAAGTCTGCTCCTCAAATAAAGTCCGATATATGAACTATCGCAACAATGGTCTTCACACCAAGACATCTGAAATGCGATAAGAGGATGTCTCTTAATCATCTTCAGAATTTTCTCAATCTCATAAAGTCCCCACGTATCATCTTTGCCCATCTCCTCTAGGCTTATATTTACTCTAAAGAAACTACGTGATGGCTTGAACTTATCAAGATCAATTTTGTGTCGGCAGAAGAACTGCACCGCAGGATAATCTTCTCCTCCGTCATTCTTTAACTTTTCGGGGTCAGTATTGATCCACATTCCAAACTTCCATCCGGGTATACCCTTGATATTGAAATGAACTACACTGTCATCACCCATATCAAATATGAAATAACCATCTCCATATTTAATATTGGTTGGCGTAAACTTATTCTCTTTGATATAGTTGAATACCTTTTCTGCTGCTTCTCGTCTCGTCATTATTAATCCTCCTGTTCTGCAATCGCCCTCTTTAAGACATTCGCCATTCTTGGGTCTGCATTAATTTCATTCATAGTTAAACCGAGTGCTTCAAGCGTATCGGTAAGGTCTTGAGTATATCCATACTCGTGGTTGCCAAGTTCATAATTGAACATCTGATACAGATACTCATCATCCTGCATTGCGGCCTTGCGCTCTGCTTCGTGACGATCAAACATTTCGTGCATTGCATCGGAGTCGGTCTTACGGATATAGCCGCCACCACCAATGCTAAAGATTGCTCCTGTGTTCTGTGGGTCAAGTCCCCACTTGGTCATCATTTCATCAAACTGAGATTGGTTGAATGCGAACCCGAATGGGAATGCGTCAACCTCTTTTTGGTGTTTGGATTTAAGTTCTGTATATTTATTCAATATTATCTCTCCTTCTTCTTTTCGCTCTTTGTCATTCTACCATCACAAGGCATTGTACGAGTAGTCTCGCCACAAGTCTTGAAGTAGATGCAGTTGATACAGGGGTGGGTTGGTTGGTTTTTCATTAAGACACCTCCTTATGTTGTGTTTGCATTAATATAGTCTCAAGATTGAACATAAAATCTTTTCTGACAGCCTTTACATCTTCGCCCTTTGAGCTGTATGCGTAAAATGTTCCTTCCAACTCTCTTTCATTGTCATAGTATAACTTCAGACCTTTGTTTGGAAAGCTTAAATAATACCTTACCCAATCACACATTATGTTTTCACCTTCTTTATAATTCTCCATCCTTTACACGGATTGGTTACCCATATTCGTATTCCTTTGGGCCAGTCGTGGCAATCTTTGATGCGTTCAAGTAGGTACATCATTCATAATCCTCTCTGTATTCGCAATCATAACGTTCTTTTTCAAACTTATCGCAGATGTTGAAGAACATTCGTCTTGCTTCTGCATTTGTAAGACATACCTTCGTTTCTGTCTCGGGTGCTGCGTCAAACCAACCACTTCGGTATGAACGAACAGTTGTAACTACATTATCATCGCAATATACTGCGTCGTAGATTATACATTCATTGCCATAGTGTTTGTATTTAGCTTTCATTAGATCATTCCTCCCTACTATCGTGAGACACATACTGCATAAGTTCGTCCATATTGAAGTAGAATATCTCGTATGTACAGAAGCCACTCTGAGCCTTACGACCAGACCTCTTACCGAGATTGTTAGCTTCGAGCCAATCAATAATTCCGGGGTTGTTATTAGTATCTATGAATGCAGTACCCATAGGAAGTGAATAGCCAAGGTTAACCGTAAGATCACTCCAAGGCTCAGGAGATTCCTCATCATCGTGAGTAATCATACCTATATAGAGATTATTATTGTTTGCATAGTTTGCCAGTTCAAATGATATGGGGTGGTCTGCACCCCAAGCGTTAAGTATTAGTGTTTTCATTTTTTAGTCCTCTCCTTTTCAAGTGCCTTAATTCGGTCTAGGTCGCTGTGTGCTTTTGAGTTCCTCCTTACGCAAACTTGTAGTCTACAATATCGTCAAAGCACATTCCGGGATAAGAAGTGAACAGGTCGAGCCAGCACTCTGCCTTTGTTTTACCAGTAGCAAACACATACTCCATTTGTCCTTCCTCATCGACAACTGCAACTGTAAGCTCCAAGTAGATGTCCTTGCTTGCCTTGGTGGGCAAATTGTCGCTTTTGCCACCATACACATCATCGTCGCCATCTGTATAGCCATAATCATCGTAAGGATAACGATAGCTAGAATTGTTGCCACTATGTGTACGGTTATTATAATTATAATAGCTAGACTGGTAAGTCTTAGCAACATACTCAAAGGGCTTATCACACTCGGCCGTAATGAGAACCTGTGCTGCAGAGATAGTATCCATCATCTCATCATAGTTGACATACTCGTTGACTGTATGAGGATTATAATATCCACAGGACAGATTAACACCGCACAACTTACTTTCAGGCATGAGTACTGAAATGTCAGTAAACGAACCCTGTGCCAACTTATAACCAGTGTTTTCCAACACATAATTAGTGAAATCCTTGTTGTCGCAGGAATAGAATACTGCATCGTTATTGCCCTTGCGGTCAAACTCAATCATAAAGTTGACATCGAGGTTCTTAATGTAGTCGGTTTTAGCAAACTTTCTTGCGCCAACCGTACCAATTTCTTCATCTTCAAGTAGTAGCACAGAACAATGGTGCTTCTTGACAAGATTTGCGATAATGAACACTCCACATCTATCGTCGCCACCAATACCCTGAGGAGAGGAGAGCTTTTCACCTTCCTTAATAATAGAAGTGCACTGCTCCTTGTGCACGGTGTCCATATGAGCAACGAGCAATACAGGAACATCACCCTTTGCATATAAGAAACCGTCCTCGTTGATGACCTCATACTCCTTAGATACAAGATACTTGGACATATATTCTTTGACACCTTCCTGTGTCATGCAGCAAAAATCTTTAAATTTCTTCATTTTTAACCCCTCCATATATTAAAATTCAAAACTTAAGGTATGTCTTGATCCAGTGTTACATCTGTCGTGGCTAAGTTGACCACTAGAGCTTATTTCTTCGCCACAATAAGGACAAATTCCACTGTGACCAACCACTATGAGGCTGTTGTCGCCAACATTTTTGTAAAGCTCTGTCGGGCAAGAGATATTACAATCTTCTCTATAATTATAGTCTCGATAGTGAACGCCATGCGACTGTGTTCGTTTCTCACATAAACTACGATTGCCAAGGTGAGACCATGAATTATTGGACAAACCGAGCATAAGTGCAAATTCAGCCTGTACAATATCACGGAACGTCTTATACAGATCAGTGCCACCGTCATTTGACTGAGGATATACTCTTGCCTGCATCAGCATATTGTTGCCAAAGTGGAACATATTACGATAAATCTTACCGCTCTGCTGCACATCGGCATCCTTATCGACTGCAAAAGTAATAATAGACGTGCCATCAAGCATATAACTCAATGTACCTCCACAATATCCGCCACTGTAATAATCTGGCATCTGGCGAACATTCTTCTTGTCAATAGTATGACAACTTGCCCAACTGTTGCCGAAGCTCATAGTTAAATAATCATAAGGATTAAGGCTGATATAAAAGTCGAGTTCTCTCTTCAAATCGGATACCAAGTCTGCGTATTGAGCAAACAGTTTGTTATATTTTGCCGATTTTGTAACACCATATGCTTCACAAACACGATTAAATGCTCGGCTTGTTTTCAAACCTTCTGCAAGCTTTATACTACTATCGCGTTTCTGAATGGAGCTAACCGCGTTTTTACTTAAAGACGGATGTGGAAAATACGCAAAATCTCCGGTTATGATATTGTGGAACGTATTTGCCGCTTGCTTTGACTTCTTTGTATAACCATATTCATCAAAGTCTTGCATACATCCACGAGAATCCCTCAATTGTTTTATGAATGTCATATCGTGCATTTTCTTTACACCAACGCTTTTGGCACCAGTTAAAATATAGTCTGTCATTGTTTTGCCATGTTCATCGGTGCGGCTCAAAATAAGATCTCTTGATCCGACTCTTTCCTCGAAGTAAGAGCAAAAACTCTGTACCTCATTGGCATCGTTGTCACGAGCAAACTCTCGCCGGAGACTAATGCGCAAATTGCCTACATAATGAGGTGAAGAAATAAACTTCTGAATTAACGGTTCCTTGTTAGTAAAAAAGGTGTTCAACATTGTGCACACACCGTGTTCAGAATTGCGATGATTATATGTTGTGAGTAACGTCATAATATCATCGACCATCTTGTCTGTGTCAACATATCGTCCCCACATTGTCTTAAGTTGGCTCTTGTTCATATCAATCTTCTCCTTTGTAAATATTTCTCATAATTTTCATCAACTCATTATAATATTGTGTAGAGAACAATGAGTTGCTTGCGTTGATTTCTGAATACACTCCCCACGAAAGGGCGAATATTTTGTCGTACTTCTTGCTATATACAATTTGACAAGAATTATTACGGTAATTGCATTTAAATTTGTCAATAATTCCTAAGTTGGTTATGTTCGCATGGAGATTGTAACGACCATTCCACTTAAAGTCGATACTACCATCGGAGTTTTTATAATTAACCTGCCACTTACTCATATCAAGGGCGTCTACGGTTGCCATATCATCAAATGCGCCAGGGTACTTGATGAAGAAATCATCGATAGGGGCAACAGTATTGGCGCCGCAACGGTTATACATACAAGCCTTTCTCGCCTTTACACTTTCAATAGGTGGGGCTGCCCAAGAATTGCCGCAGGTTAATGAGCACACGGTTTTCTTCGTTCTAGTATATGTTCCGTCATCATTTTTAACCAAAGACTCTTTAAGTTCCGTTTCACCACTAAACCTCAGGTACTGGCATGTCAAACACGGATCACAACTCTGAGCTAACTGTGCATGTTTCTCAATGGCCTTTTTAGTATTTTTGATGATACTGTAGCACTTTGTGCACTGCACATACTTTGTACGAGGGTCATTTTCGACGGAGACAATTTCGATAGGGTTAATATAATTTTTATTGAGAGAAAATCTGCTCGACTTGCCGTCCCAGCAAACGTTGTGCCAACGATAATCACTGCGAAGCAAAACTCTCGGTTGGTGTGGGTCGGGCTCCGATGTGAACTTGGAGCAAAGTTCAACAATGTCATAAAAACTGTATACCGCCCAAAGAGGCGAAGGTTTGCTCTTGCCCTTGCAGCAATTATTGGCGTAATGAATGTATGTGTCTCCGTCTCCCCAGTAGTCAAGTTCAAGAAAGCTTGCACCGCTTTCCCACCTTTTTCCCATAGCATCAAATGCTTCACGCACAGCGTCTGATTCTTCTTTTGTAGTACATTCAATTACCTTCATAGTGTCTAGATTAAAAAACTCTTTCAATGTAATCTGAGGCATAATTTTGTTTCTCCTTTGTATTTTTTTTATTTGTATATTAAAAGCTTACGCTTTGAGTTTTCGAAGTTGAGAAAGGGGCTATCTAGGTGACAGCCCCTTGGTTGCGTGGCTAATTACTTAGCCTTTATTATGTTATTACTGAATAGACGCACGCTTTGCGGCGATAGTCGCAGGGTCGTTAGTGATTTCGCTCACGAACTTGATTGCCTTAGCAACAAGTGTGGTGTTGTTGGGGTTACGGTACTGATATTCCTTGGCATTTACAAGAGCCCTAACCTTGAAGAAACGGTTCTTGAAGTCATAGTCGTAATTTCTGAAGCAGTGCTGCAGATTAGTGCAAACGTGATAACCCTTGGAGCCAAGTACAACATTGTCGCCATAGGTGTCCTCAACGCCCATTCTATACTTCTTACCCTTACAAGTCATGTTGGCATCTGTGCCCTTGTAAGCATCAACCCAAATCCACTCAAGCTCGACAGCCTCAAAGTATCTGTCATCAACAGAGTACTTCTTTCCAACCTTGTCGGGATTAACGTGCTCAAGAATTTCAATCTTGATGTTGTTGCCGTTTGACTTACGGGGGAAAACTTCAACGACCTTGGCCTTCTGGAGAACAGAGTAGCCACATACGGAGTATTCGGAGTCAGCAGTAGTAAGGGGGCGAATGATAGTGTTGATAGTAAGCATAGTAAAAATTCCTTTCATCTTTTAAGTTTTTCTTTTGTTTGTTTTTTTTGTTTGTTTGTGTTTAAGAGAATGCGTTAAAGTCGGGGTTTAGTAGCACAATGGAATCACGTCCTTTCTGTATATATATTAATAGGTTGTAAATATTAGCTATTGCACAGTGCCTCAGCTTCCTGCATGAGTCGCTCTTCTTTTTCGAGCTTAGCACGCAGTTCTGCATACTTTGCCTTATGCATTGCAAATCTTTCTGCAGCTTCCTTTTTGGCATTTTCCTTTGCAATAATTGCATCATAAGCCTTAACCTTTTCGTTACGAACGTTGATGTTGGTTGAAATCTCGTCAAGGTGCTCCATAACATTAGAAACGAAGCAATAGCGTTTGCCCTTACAGGTCTTGATCTTGCCTGTTACTGCGGCACTCATAGTAGACTGAGTTGCTCCAGTTTTTTCTGCGGCATCAATGACACTTGCATAGACTGAGCCGTCTGTAATACAGAATACAGGCTTGCTATTGCCGTTGACGTGGTGTCCTACTGCCTTTACGTTGGTTGCTCTGCGAATGTTAATAGTCATAATTTCTACCTTCCTTTTGCCTTTTGGCTTTATTTTTTTTATTTTTATCCCATTTGGGATTGGTTACTTGTTATATTTTGAGTATCTGGTGTCATTGAGTACTGTGTCTGCCATATAGTCGCTCCACTCAAGGATTGTGTAGTTGTAATATATATAAAAGTCGCAATTGCAAAAAGTGCCATTGTTAAAGTTGTATGCTGTTTCTGACTTATACTCAGAATAGTGCGTTCTATCTATATAGCTATGACCATCACCCCACTTTCTTCCGTTCTCATTCAGATATCGGCAGAAACTTTCTGCTTCTTCTTCAGTCTTGCAATGCATAACGTAATTGCCGGGGTATTTATTTATGTCAAAATACATAATTTGAACTCCTCCTTTACGGCACCGTGTGCCTTTGACAGTAATTTGTGCAGTGTTGTCTGCTCATCTTCGGTCAGAGCATTCCAGTCAATGTTCATATTGAGATGCTCAATGTTGGGTTTAACAATCTCATAACTCCAACCTCGCCTTATTGCCTCGGCTTTGGCAAGAATTTCGGCTTGTTCATAGTGAAAGGCGTATACCGTAATTGGTCCACCTTTGAAGTGGAATGTGAATGGAAAGTGTTTCATTTGTATTTACCTCCTTGTAGGCCATGGCAGTTTATTCCATTTAGTACCGTCCCATTCTGCATAACAGGCTCGGTTATTAAGCATTATATAACGTCTTTCGCCAACGTGAGGGTCATAAGTCCATTTCATTTGTGTTCTTCCTCCTGTTCTCGTTCAAGTTCTTCAAGACAACTCTTACAGTTGTCGGTGCAGTTGGTTACTGCGTTGCACATTGGGCAGTATTTTGACATTGTTATTGTTTCTCCTTGTCATGCTTTAATGGTGTGTGGATATTGCTCCAGTCTAACGCTTGACCACAACGACCACAATAACGGTTTCTGTTACTGAACTGATTGAGCAGGAAAAAGGTATCGTCGCATCGTGGGCAACAAATCCAGCCGTTGTTGTCAATTCTCATCTTGGTAGGTGTTTCTTTGTCTTTTGGAATCATTTGTACTCCTCCTTATACAAAAAAGACCATACTCCAAACATAGATGCCTACGAGTATGGGAATGGCGATGGCTATTTCTATATGAATGATTGTGTTAATAATTTCGTTGAGTTTCATAGTAGTTTCAACTCCTTTTATTTTGTTTTATACGTTTTTCGAGTTCACGCATTTTCTTACCTTTGATTTCAAAAAGGACTTTTGCAAACTCAATATTTCCGTCATCATCATAATATTCCTTGATGACCATAAATAAAGGTATTTGTGTTTTTGACTTAAAACTAAATATAATTCTGGTTTTCACCTCAAGTTCCTCCTCTTGCAATTTTGAGTATTAAAAAAGACTATCTTTCGATAGCCTTGAGTGCTTGCAGTACCTTGTTAAATACTGCCTTATTGGGATAATATTTATCGTGAGCAAAGATCTTTATACCACTTCTACTCCTGTATTCAAGAATTGCTGCGGCAACAGCGGCACTTCTGCTCTGACCGTGCTCACATTGACAGATTATTATATCTACCTTGTCGTGAATTTCGGCGTAGAACTTGGCAATCTGTCTTGCCTGTTCATCGCTGAGCATATGATACTTGTCTGCAATAACATCTCGCTCGGCTTCGGTTGTGCCGACAAAGATGTCGTTGTCAACATCATCAAAAGCAAGCCTTAACACATAGTCAGGCTCATTCTTAAGTTCTGCAAAGTTCCAACTTGCGTCGGTTATGCTGATAAGTGCAGTTTTTGGAGCAAAGTGCATTTGCTCAATTGCATCTCTGCTTTTAATAAGAATTTTGGACATCACCCGTCCCTCCCTCTCACAATTTTAAGTGCTTTCTTAACAAGCGTGGTTATATGGTCATCGGTGCAGTTATACTTATTATACCACTCGCAAACGGTCTCTGTCGATACTGTCATTCGCAGACAGTCCCAAGCAAGTCGGGTTTCATAGTCTTTATAAATGCCGTACTCTTTGAGTTTTGCGGCATACTCTTCAAGGTTTTTGATCTGTTTGAACTTTTCGACTACAAAGTCAAGTTCTGCAGCAAGTTTCATTCGGATACCTCCTGTATATTTATAAGTTCGACATAAATGCCGTGATTACCACAACAAGTAAGATTATAAGCTTCGGCATAAGCGTCAGCAGTTTTATATCTTGTGCAACCTGCTATGGCTTTCATCATTGCGTGGTCATAGTATAAGCCTGTGCAACCGTGGCTTTCGATGTAGTCGGCAACAAGGTCTACGGCTTCAGTTTCATTATAGGCGGCAACTGCAAATTCGCTTGCTTCTGTTGTGCCTGTTCCTATGGATACAATATAGGCTTTTTCGCCGTGTGTGGCTTGGTTTATGATAGTCATAATATTACCTCTTCTTTTGCGTGTCTACGCATTCTTTCTCTGATTTCTTCAGGGTGCTTTTCAAGTTCTTCGGCAATATTTACAGATGTTCCGTTTGTTAAAAATCGCATCCAAGCAGAACGCAAGTCTTTGAGTATAACTCGTTTCTTCCCAGTGGAACTATGAAAATAGTCCTTTACTGCTTGCAACATTAATGCGGCTGCAAGCTGTCTGATAGCGTGGTCACTCATTGTTAGAATCCTTTCTTATTTCAAAAATAAAAGCCCAAGCAAGTTTGTGCTCGGGCAAAATGTATTCAATGTTATTGTGGGTTACGATATATTTACCGTTTGTGATTTTGAAACTACACATAGAATTCTTCAATTCTACCGAAGAATTCTCCTGATGTTATAAGTCCTCTGAAGTACAAAATTGCACTGTCAAAGCTACATTCTGCTTTGGCTATTGCGTGGGGCAAATGATTTGAATACAAGAACCAACGCAGAGTGTTTCCGTGTACATCTGCAACTCTACATTCATATCCATTAGTGGCTTTGAATATTTCGGCAGTAATACCACGATATATAATTATAGTCGGCAAGGAGTTAAAAATCTCCTCTATTTCGTCCTCGATATACGCAAGGGTATCCTCTGCATATTCAAGTGTTTCAGTGTAGTTTTCAAGTGAAACTACGATGTAGTCGTGCAGAGATAATATGTGCATAACTCTGTCGTGCATTTCGTGTGACAGTTTAACTCCGTCAAGTTCCTCAATTTTTACCCTTTGTGAGCATAGTATATTTAATAATTGTATAGTTTTATTCATAGTTAGTCCCCCTTAAATCATTATTTCCCACGTATCAAAATTGTTTCGATTTGCGAGAATTTCGCCTGTTTCCAAAAGAATTATATTTATAATTTCTCCCTCACTTGCCGTTTTCTCAATTTTTGCGATAATTTGGGCAAGTGCCTGAAAATCAACATTCTTTGCGACATAATAAGTATACATAAAAGTACCCCCAATAAATAAATTTTGCACTCTGCATTTATACGGACTTGTGACCGTTAGTAAAGCCAAATTTAGCCTTACAAGTTGCATTACAAAAAAGGGTACACTTATAGCGTGTACCCTTTGAGGAGAATATGGTTGTGTATGGTCATTATGCGTTCTTCTTGTTGGCTTCACGAGCTGCCTTAGCTGCTTCTTTTGCCTTAGCCTGTTCGTCACGAATAGTCGCAGTAGACTTGATATTATAACCGTCAGTAAGACAGTCTGCGATATAATTCTCGATAAGGTCTGCAAATTCGGGAAGTGCAACGGCTACGGGGCGTTTCCAAGTCCAATTACCCTTTGCCTTAATATCGTCAACTTTCTTAGTTTTTACGGCAAGAGTAGCAAGGGCTTTCTGATACATATCGAGCATATCAATTTTTTCGGATACGGTATTTATACCGAGTTCACGCACTCTTGCAATATAGTCCTCGGTCGTTTCTTCTTCTGCTCTTTCGGGACAACCAAGAGTAAGCAAGTCTTCATATCGTGACTCTGCCTGTTTTGCCTGTTCTTTACGGATTTTTTCGGCTTTCTTGTATTCTTCAGAATACAGTCTTTTCGGCTTAGTCGCACAATCTCTCATAGTACGCATAGACGCCTGGTCTATGATAATACGCTCGTCTTTAGTTGTGTAAAGGTCAAGAATTGCCTTAATGTGAACAAATGCGTTGTCAGTGTCGGACTTCTCGGACTTATGAGCATAGTCCTTCCCTGCCCAAGCAGTCAGTGCGTCAAGGGCGTTCTGATACAGTGCGTTCATTACAGAGTAATCCTCACCAAGTTCGTCTTTTCCAAGTCTGCCAAGAGTAAGTGCGTTGTCGATTACGAGTTTACGGAGTTTAGTTGCAGTTGTTTTCATAGTATACCTACTTTCTGCCCGTTTTGGGCTATATAATATTTTTACGGCTTGTGCCGTTGGAGTGGCAGTTCTTTTTTGGCGTGGAACTACCCTATAAGACACGCATATATAGTGCAAGGGATATAAATATCCCGTTATTTTCGTTAGTTTTGTCGGTTGCCGTTTTCTTTCAGTATCGGCTTGCGTGGTCAGTGACTCTCTATAAACTACACGCATTTACATACTTTTTGCGGTGGTATGTCGGCAATTCTCTCGGTGTTTTGCGTATGTCACGAATAAGGGACAAGTCAACCTTTACGCATATTAAGCGAGTATAGTACCTATTGCACCTATGCACATATAATTCGCCCTCGTATTCCTTATAGGTTCGCCCTCGGTTCTCGCCAAAAATCACCCCCAAACAACAAATATCACTACTTTTTGTAAGGTCGCACTTTAAGGAAATACCGATATTTACTAACGGGTTCGCCTACTACTCTTTCAAAGACTTATTATAATATTTTCAAAGAACTGTGATACGAGCCTTGCGAATTAACGCAAGTAAGGCAGGTTAATGCTTACTCGTTTTGTGAATATTCGCTCGTAAATTAGTTTAATAATTAAACTTGTTTTATGTGCGATTATTCACTTTTCAAAGAACTGTTTTCGAGAAACTTAATGTTGTTTGCTTTACCGAAAGTGTTTCTCGCCCTCTCGGTGACCTAATTATAGCACCAAACCAAAACGGACTAAAAACGCCAAAAAATACGAATTTTTCGGTAAATGGGGGTGGAAAAAACCACAAAGTAAAACCTAATTTTTTCAAAGATCAATGGGTAGTCTTTTTGGACACTGACTGCAAAACAAAAGGCCCCAAATTTGCCCCTAAAATCCACCCTAAAAGCCCTCCAATCCAACCCCCAATCTATACCCCATTTCACCCATCTTCCCCCTCTAAATCCACCTACAATCCATTCCCAAGTTTTCCACATCCCATCCTACCAGTAAAACCCACACCTTTACCCACTTTTCCACACCTTTTCCACATCTCCACATCCTAATCGCCAAACAACTAGCAAAATCCAATATTGGACACTTTTCCAAAATTCGTCCAAAATTAAACTCCCGTCCAAACTTCTAAGCACCTTTCCCAAAGCCTTTCCCTACCTATTTAATTAACCAACGCCCCAAAACCCAAAGTGCCCCTATTCCCAGTCACCGTCCCAACGTCCCCAAGCAAAACCCTACCTTTATCTATTTAAATGCCCCTCCGGGGGTACTTTCCACCTCCCCATAAACACCTCCTCCCTATACCCCGGGGTACTTTTAACCACGCCAGATCCAACGCCCCTGGTCTCAGTACCTGTCCCCTATATCAGACCCTAGGCCCGAAGGCTTACGCCCCAGTACCTATTCCCTTTGCCCTAAGTCACAACCCCCACTACATAGTGCTTCGTCTCCTCGGATTATGTTTACATAACTCCGAAAAATATTATGTATTTATACATAATATTAATATCTATATACTTATCTATATCTATATCCTTATCTTGTTTATATCTCGTTTTATCCAAGGATATATCCTCTGGTTATATTTAGGTTTTGTTAGGTTTTGTTAAATTGTAAACAAATTGTAAATACTTAACATAACCTATTGACAAAACTTTGGTTATATGTTAATATATCCACAACAAAACAAAATGATTGGAGGAATTCTAATGAATGAAAAAGAAAACTTTATCTTTATTGCAAGCTGGGCTTCTACCATAGAGTCGTTTGATGAGATGGGTCAGTCCGACATTGCCGGCGAGTTAGCCAAGCAAATTATTTACTACGGCACCAAGGGAGAAATGACAACCGACAACCCTATGATTAGAGGTATTGTAGAAGGAATGTGCGTTGCGCTCATTGATCAGTCAAAGAAGAAGTATCAAGCGTGCAAGGTGAACGGAAACAAAGGCGGCAGACCCGAGGCGTATCCTATCGAAGATATGATTAAGCTTCGAGATGCTGGACTTACCAACGAAGAGATTGCGGATAACCTTGGCTGTAATGTGCAGACCGTTATTAGAAAGTTGAAATCTTTGCAGTCAGATGATGAAATCTAACACCACAAAATGATTAAGAAAGGAAATTAATAATGTACTACTCAACTTACCTTACCATTTTACCACTTGCTTATCACCCAGATGCACAAGAAGAAGCATATATCGAACTGACTGATCGAGATATGGATTATATTCGTACAACAATGTCGTCAGACTTTGTTGATGTATGTTTTGATGTGCCGCAGATGTTTGTAAGACGTATTAGTGGCGAGTACATCTTTGGTGATGTTTGTGCAGCCACTGCTGAGATTAATTTATAAATGATTAAGAAAGGAAAACGCATAAATGAAAATTAGAGTTGAATACGACCCTGCCCCTATTCGCCACATTGCCGTCCGGTGTCCTCGGTGCGAACGCTGGTTCCGTGGTTATGACATCACTAATGACGAATTATCCTATGAATATCAAATCTTTTCTGCGGAATTCGACTGTCCAGTCTGTGGCGAACATTTTAAAGCCTACGACTACCCCAATGTGACCGTAGAAGAAATTGACTATCCCGATGTTTATAAGGATTGTCTTGAAAGAAAAGAAGTTTGGGAATGAAATGGCTGGAAGGAGATAAGGTAATGACGGCAAAAGAACTATTAGAGAAAATTAAACGAGAATTGGACAATTCGACTTCGACTCAATACATATGCGAAGACGGTAGTGTAATTATCACTGATGTTGGTTGTGTCGAGGATTGGTTTGTTGAATATAGAGAAACGATTGAAAGGGAGATAAAATGATGAACGAAATAAATTGGATGCAACAGGGCTGGGAATGTCCTAAGTGTGGAGCGGTGATGGCGCCGCATGTTAGTTGTTGTGTAAATTGTCGCGGTAATAAGGGTGGTGGTACCGCTACAACCATTTCCAATCCAATGATAACAAAAGCAAATTGGACTGGAGATGATCCATTAACCGAGCCATCTTCTATTTGCGGTCCAAAAGAAACTGCTGACGAACAATGGGAACGATACTATTTGAATATTTAAGGAGGAAAGAACTAGCAAATGAATAAAAACATTATATGGGCCTGGGTAATTAAAAACAGTATCGTAATTCTTGCTTGGACTGTTCTCGCTATCGCATTTAACAAATGGTGGATTGCTCTCTTTGCAATCCTGTTTGTAAACGGTTTAGAAACCAAATATAAAAGCTATCGAGTCTGCGACCGCTGTGGCAAACAAAGTCCGTATGCCGACAGCCATAATGAGGCTCTTGAGAAAGCAAAGGAAGCTGGCTGGCTTCACATTGTAGAAGGCAATAAAGATTATTGCCCTGATTGTAGAAAGGAGAACAACTATGTATAAAGCTTTTATTGAAAATTCGCAAGGAACACAAACTATCTACCTCAACAGCCAATCCATTCGAGGATCTTGGATCGAGGGCGACCTTCTGAAAATCCCCTGCGACAAGGATGGTAACCTTGACTACTACATTATTGCCGATGTGGATTATCGTGATACCATCTACGACATTCACAGATACGCCCACAAAGTAATCCCCGAAACTATTTGTGAGGCCGTTCCGACTCTCAAAGACGCTAACGGTAAACAAGTCTATATTCACGACATTGTAGAGTGTCGTGTGATTAGAAACGGTGGTCGTTGGAGTAACTGGGAACAAATTAAAAACATTAATCACGGTAAATGTCGCACCTTACCGATGGAAGTTTGTTATGAAGACAATCCCTTCGGCTATGTGAAAGGACTCGTCTACACATTTGAACCTACCAAGGAAGGTAAGGCACTGATTGAGGAATATGAGAAGCCCGTAGGTGCAGAGAGAACTAGACAGCATATCAATTGGTACAACATCGTCAAAGAAGATGTGTGTGCCGTATTAGGAAATATTTTTGATAAGGAGAATTAATTATGACAGGCGTAGAAATTTTAAATGAATATGTAGTGAGCACTACTCCAGTATGGGTTATAGTGGTATTTATACTTAGCGCAACAGGCACATTTGTTTTCGGCGTTGGAATACAAGAGAGCATAAGCGATGTTGCTCAGTGGATTTGTTTGGTTGGTGTAATTATTTGTCTGTTAACAATGATGTTCGTAGGTTTGATTGGATTCTGCACCAACGCATTCAATGAATTTAGCCACATCGAATACAAAGTTACCATCGACGACTCCGTCTCAATGAACGAGTTTCTAGACAAATACGAAATCCTTGACCAAGAAGGCAAGATTTATACAGTAAAGGAGAGAGAATAATGGCAAAACTATTTAAAATTCAGGCATACATCGTAGACCCCAACGGAGAGTTTGATACTAACGAACTTGCCGACATAATGGAATATGGTCCATACGATATTCATCTTAGACATATAAACATTAATGAAGCCAACCTTGGCGAATGGGACGACGACCTGCCCGTCAACTATATTGACTGCCCCGAGGCAGAATTCGAAAAATACTTTAAGGAGAATTAATTATGACAGTAAGTGAACAGATTATTCAGGTTATAGACGCATTGTGCGAAAAATTCGGCATTGCGATCAATTGGACAAGCGAAAATGTAATTCCGTACATTGAGGTGCTGTGCGGAAAGTTAATTGCATATGAAATTGGTACTTCAATTGCTTGGATGGTAATTATGATATTGCTGAGTATTGCGAGTATTGTGGCTACAAAGAAGCTTGCTCCTACTTTTAAAAGGGGTTTAGAAGAGCAATCTGAGTGGGATATTGTTTGGACGATCGCTACAACCTTTGCAATTATTGGACTTGTGATCCTTAACTTAGCGACCATTATAGTGGTTGGCGTGCAAGTTATGGACATTATCAAGTGTGCTAACTTCCCCGAAATGTATATTTTTGAGTATCTTAGCACATTAATTCAGTAATAAGGAGAACCAAAAATGAGAATATGCGATATTTGTAAAACCAGAGAAGCAGCATATGATACTTCTGTTACACTTGATGATAGTGGTTTCACTCGAAAAATCGAAACTTGCAAACCCTGTTTTCACGAACTATCCAAGAGAGAGTCGGAACATCAATATCTCGCCTATGTTGAAACCGTCGAGGCAATGACGGGCAAACGCCCACCTAAGTCTCATTGGTGGGATAGAATTGAATGGTGACCACTTGCCCAATGAATTTTTAAAGGAGAATCAACTATGAACGATGAACTCACAGCCGAAAATCTTCGGAAACTTGTCGATCAGGCAACATCATATAGCCCACGCAACGAAGTTTTTGTCGCTCCGCCAGTGAGATGGATATATGAGTTACAAAACAACCCCGAACGCTTTTATCGTAACGACAAAGACGAGTTAATATGGCTCGGTTATAAGGTCGTGCCCACTCCGACATACTCTAATGACGAGGTTTGTTTTTGGTTGATGGCAGATAAAATTATTCCAAAGGAGAACACAAATGACTAAATTTAATCCTGGCGACTATGTAAAAATTAAAAACACCAGCAAGTCTAAATACAAAGAGGCTATAGGAGTTGTAGAAAGTTACTGTCACGGTCGCAATCCTGATATTTGTCGAGTGAAACTGTGGCGAAATTGTACCATTCAGATATTTGATTATAACTTAGAAGCATTTAGCGTAAAGGAGAAATAACTATGATTAAAATTGATATAGAAATGCCCCAAAACTGTGCAGAATGTCCCTTTTATAGTGGCTCTCGTTACGGTGGAGACTGTGCGGCGGCGTATAACGAATTGTACTTTGCCGGTGTTCTTGTGTCTTTTGACCGACACGAGCACTGTCCTCTTGAGGAGGTAGATGAGGATGAATAAAGGCTGTGAAACTTGTTGTTTTGGCAAAACTTTCGTTGTCAACAACGAAACACTTTATGACTGCACCCTAGATACTGTAAAAGAAATCAATTGTATATTTGGAGGATTTTGTTACTATGCACCCATAGAAGATGCTATAATTCCACCTATGACAAAGGAGAATAACAATGTTTAAACGCAAGAAAAAGAAAACAGGCGTTCAAACGCCTGAATTTAGAAAACCTACCCCGCCGCCACCACCTCCAACGAGTGGATCTAATGCACAGAAAACAGGCTCGCAAGTTCCACCTCAGTACAACCCACCGCCCATGCCACCCGTTAAACCAGCAAAGAAAGAAGAAATTACTTTTAATAGAGTTCAATTATATTGCACTATTGACGACTTAAATGCTTATATTCACAAGGCACTAGGAGATAAGCATAAAAACGATGTTTATGTCCCCATTAGCACAACAATCAACAGTCAAAATTTCAATGTGGAAATTGATTTTATGTCCATCAACCCAGAAGAAGACGACTACGGTCGCAGAATTAGACTAGAGGTGAAACTATGATGCTCGGAGAGCCTTGTAGATATATAACACCCTGTGGTTGGTGTTGGAAATGGGATAAGAAGTGTGATAAGAAGATTGGGTGTGAGTCGCCTCCAAGAGGATTAAGAGCAAACATCGGAGTATACGATGACGCTATGAACCCTTGTGTTACATATGAGCCCTGTCAGTATTGCGAGTCTCACGAATATGGCGACCCCAAGTGTCCAACCTGTAGAAAAGAAAATTATAAGTTTTTTAAAGCAATAAAGGAGAACTAATATGGACCAGATACACGAAAACACCCCCAACTTTTACATCTGGACAGTCATAGAAGATGATGGCTATAAACACAGCGAAATGGGCGTTGCTATGAATATGAAGGACGCCTTTGAACAAGCCACAGAGTATGCTCCCTCTTGGCATAAGTATGTTGAGATTAGGAAATTGACTGCCGAAGAAGCAATAGAGAGGCTCGGTCAAGAGCGTTACGATGAATTTATGTCTTATTATAAGGAGGGCTGATATGGACTGCAATGATTGTAAATACTTAATGGTCACCGAAAAGCAACAAAAAGGAATTAAGCAAGCGGGCTTTGGGTTTGCACCCCATATCTGCACGAAGTTCAATAAGCGAGTATTCCATAGAACTTCAAATAGGATGATGCATAACAGTTATTTGTATCCATGCGACGAATGTGAAAAGGAGAATGGTTATGACACTTGAAGCAGTATGGTTTAAAAACGGCAAAGAAATAGCATCGGTTGATCCCGTGTGGGAAGTTAGCAATATCGATGACACTTACAATTTGCACACAATCAGAGTATTCAATGGCTACTATTGGTATTCGGCAAAAGATTGCGATGAAGAACCAGATGATTTTATAGTTAGAGTTAAGAAAGATGGTTAAGTGCCATTTTTACCTCAAAAACACGCAACTACTTAGACAAAACTCGACTTGGGGTACTCTCCTGCGACCGAGAATACCCCTTAGAAACCAAACGCCCTTAAAACGGCAATTACTTAATTGTAAATAAATTGTAAATGATTTCATTACCCTCTTGACATTTATTTACTTTTATGCTATTATAATTACACTACAAAATGATTAAAGGAGAAGAATTATGAAGAAAATTTTAGCAACATTTATGATTACCTTGCTTATGGTTCTCACTCTGACTAGCTGTGGTAACAAACAGATTATCGATTTCACTTACAAGTTCGACAAAGCTATTATTTCTTTGCCCAACGGTGACGTTGTTGAGGGCAAAGTTGAGAGCTGGACCGATTATGAGGATGGGGATCAGATTCAGATTAAGATTGACGGCGTTACCTACCTTGTGCATAGCTCTAATGTCGTACTAATTAAGGAGAATTAATGAGTATGGAGATTTGGACCAAGACGAAGCCTAAAATTGATGATGAAGGCATTTGGATACCGGCAACTGACTATGTACCCGAGGGGTGCGAGACAAACTACAAGTTAATTGTGCCTAAAGACATATTTATCGAGGCATATAATAAATGGATTAAGGGGAATGTTGATGAATAAGAAACCGTCAGAATATATAACAGAATTCTTGAACTTCGTCTCTGAGGCGCAGGTTCAGTATAGAATTTGCGAGGAAGAAGTTAATAATCAAGATAAACTCACGCAGGACTACCTACACAAACTTGAACTTGGCGAGTTGAAGTGCGACGAACGCAGTAAAGTTGCCACAAAACTGGCTATTAACCGCCAGGATAGGCGCTATTACAAGGACAGAGTTGAAGAATTCAAGACTATTGTGGACTTTTTTAATGATCCAGTCAATAAGAAGGTGCTTGAGAAGTTGAAGCAAGTACTCGGTGAGACTAGACGCTGGGAGTCGTATCACAAGGATAGAAAATATAAACCTAGAATTTTAAAGGAGAAGATAAATGGCTAACAAAAATGATTCACTTGGCGACCGCATGAAAGCCAACTATGAAAATCGTGCTAAAACTTATTTAGTGCGTCGTATGCCCGTTATTATTAGGCTCGACGGCAAAGCCTTCCACACCTTCACAAGAGGTTTGCAGAAGCCTTATGACGAGATTTTCCATAACACTATGAACGAGACTATGAAGTATCTCTGTGAGAATATCCAGGGTTGTAAGCTCGGCTACACTCAGTCCGATGAAATTACCCTGCTGCTGACTGACTATGATACTCTTACCACCGATGCTTGGTTTGATAATAATGTGCAGAAGATTTGCTCCGTGTCGGCGAGTATGGCAACGATGGTCTTTAATGATGTTTTTTCAGAGCAGTATCATAATAAGATGTTTGAGGAGGAAGATCCTACTATTAATCCTTATTTTAACACTCTATTTACTAAGTTAAACCGAGCAATGTTTGACTCTCGTTGTTTCAATATCCCTATCGAAGAAGTAACCAATTGCTTCATCTGGCGCCAGCAGGATGCCACCCGTAACGCAATCCAGATGCTTGGTCAGTGTAATTTCTCTCACAAAGAACTTCACGGCAAGTCTTGTAGCGATATTCAGGATATGCTAATCGACAAAAAGGGTATTAATTTCAATGATATGCCGACGGAATTTAAGCGTGGTGTATGCTGCCGCAGAGACGAAGATGGAAAATGGGTGCTTGACAAAGAGATACCCGTATTTACTCAGGATAGAGACTATGTTGATAAGACTTTTAAAATAAAAGAGGTGTAAAAATGGCAAAATTTTTTGTAACATCTGATGTACACGGCTTTTTTGATATATTTCACAAATCATTGCTCGATAAAGGGTTTGAAACTGACAATCCAGAGCACCATTTAATTGTTTGTGGAGATCTATTTGACCGTGGTGATCAGGTGGTTGAACTATTTGAGTTTGTAAAGAACCTAGGCGATAGATTTATTTATGTCGCCGGCAACCATGAGTCGCTTTTATTTGACTGCATGGATGAAATTTACAAAGGAAAAGTGCCTCGCTCTCACCATTTCCACAACGGTACTGTGAAAACAATATGCCGTTTTTGTGGTCAGAACGAGTGGATTATATACGATCCTGCTTGGCGAGAGAAGATTTGTGAGGTTATGCAGCCCGTTTTGGACTTTATTAGCGACAATTGCGTGGATTACGCCGAAATTGGAGACTATGTCTTCGTGCATGGTTGGGTTCCTTGCCATCAGGGGCTAAATGACTTCAGAAATGCCACTATCGAAGACTGGGAGCGTGCAAGATGGGAAAATGGTATGGAAATGTGGAGAAATCCGAGATGCAGGGTCGAGGGTAAGGCTGTGGTGTGCGGCCATTGGCACTGTTCATACGGTTGGTCTCATATTAGACAGGAGCGAAAAGAGTTCCCCCAAAAGAGTCGTAAGGGTTGGGAAAAGTCATTTGAGCCCTTCGTGGATGATGGAATTATAGCTATTGACGCTTGTACGGCTTATAGCGACCTGTGCAATGTGATTGTAATTGAGGAGGATGGCAATGGAAACAATTAAGGTAACTACGAGACTTTTCTCCGAGGAAAGAGAAACCGTTTTGGTTTATGACAATATAGATAAGGTGTGGAGAATGGATTCTACCGTGCCTAAACATTTTAACAAAGCGTTAAAACAGGGCTGGACTCCTACTACTCAATATGTTTATGAGGATGGTATTGTTTGCGGTATGGCGTTAACGGCCCCTGCTAGAGCAATTACTATTAGAAATACAACAAAGAAGCAAATGTCTGAGAAACAGCTTGGTAATCTGCACGATAATGAAGATGAGGACGACGAAGAGTAATACATTGACATTTTTAAGTTTTGTATTATAATAAATACGATACAAAATGATTGGAGGTGTTCATATGTACGGTACTTTTTGGACAATTTATTGGAATTATTGGGCAAATAGAAGAAAAGAAGAAACAGAACAGAATGATTAAGGCGGTGAATATATGATTATAACTAATGGAACTTGCTCAGTGTATATTCATATGAATAAGATTAATGGTAAAGTTTATGTCGGTCGAACCAAGCAAATTCCCGAAAAACGCTATGGGGCAGATGGTTCGCATTATCTTAAGCAGGACAAATATTCTGGAGAATATCTTCAACCATTGTTTGCTAACGCAATTAACAAATATGGATGGGATAATTTCGAACATGAAGTTGTTGCATCTAATCTTACAGAAGAAGAATCCAGAAATTTTGAAAAATTATTAATTGACGCACTTCACTCGAATGAAAAAGAGTTTGGTTATAATATGACCGAAGGCGGAGAGGACTTATCAAACCTCTGGTCTGAGGAAAGAAAGAGAAAACATAGCAATAGTAGAAAGATTTCTGTTCGCTGCATTGAGCTTGACCAATCATTTGAAACATTGGGACAAGCTGTTAAAGCAACTAAAATTAGTTCTGAAGAAATTCAAAAATGCTGTTGGAGTCGTGAAAAGAAGAACCGAAAGGGCAAGAAAGATAAAAACGGCAATCATTGGGAATTTATTGGTAACGGTAAAAATAATGCTATGAAAAAATCACTATGGGCAAGATAAGGTGGTGTATTAATGGCAAAATCACAAAAGAATCAAACTTTTGTGTTAAAGGTCAATACTGGATATTTATCTAAAAACAATTGGCATTTAACATTTAAGCTAAACGAAATAAGAAAACAACCGCAGTTAGTTGTTAGTTTGGGTTCATCTCAAGTATTAAGATGGATGCCAGAGTTAACCGGCAGACCAGATGCCGATATACAAGCGTCACAAATCAAACGTGAGATAAAATTTTTGAAAAATCAAGGCAATTCAGCAGAGAATAAGAAACTGATTAGCCAGAAATATGACGAATTGTATGAACTTCAGTTCCAGCCTCATTATATGATGTTGGTTATGGATTCTCCTAAGGATTATAAGTATGTATATAACAATGGATTTAGCATTACCATTGATTACGGTCATAAAATAGAAACAGTAAAGTACAGAAGATTTCTTGGTACGGCAGGATCGATTAAAAAGAGTACCATCATGTTTGTTGATGAAAATATTCACAGCAAACTGATGAAAAAAATCAATAACGGTCGCTACGAAGGTCCAGAAATAGACGGGGTTGTAAAGTCTTATAACGGAATGGAACTAAATTATAAGTTTATTCCTGCAAAGATTAACGCCTACTTTGCGCTTCAGTGTTCTGCTAGCATTCCAGTACCTTGGCCTAGAGCTATTGTAGTCAATGATGTGTCTACTAAATTTAAGGATATTGTCAGAATTGTTAGAGATACTGGCGGTGAAAAACCCGATTGGCCAAGTGTTAGCGAACCAATAGAAAAAGAAATTGAAATTAATACCTGTGACGGCATGGGCTTGATTTCTCCTGAAATGAGCGCGAAGTGGGCAGAGGCTTTAAATGAAGGTTCTGAACCTCTATCGGGGTTCAATACTCGTTGTGCCTTTTTAAAAGGTATGGTATTTACCGTAGATTTTAAGCAGTTTGCAGAAGAAATTGCCGGAACACACATTATCAAGGACGCATGGGGCGACGAAAGAGATGTGAGAGAGGCAGATGTTATCCTTACCACATCAATGCTCAAATTATGGAATTCGTATGCGGGGTATGAGGATTATTACAATAATTGTATGAGGAATGGGTATGAATTTTGCATTGCAAAGAGCACTCCTCACGAATTACGCAATGTTCATACCACAAATTATCAGTATCTTCAGGATTTTTCGTTTACAGATGAACAAATTGACGAATTAATTGAGCCAACTGTGGCAAAAATTAAGGATTGTCTGGGTTTAGATTGGAGAAAATTAATTCTGTATATGTGCGGATCTGGACTAGACGAGAAAAGCGTAATTCATATGGAACCTATGTGTAAGGCTATTATGGCTAATCCTGAGCTAATTAAAGACCCATATGTTAGGTCCAAAGTAAGCAGAATGATACAGAGAAGAATCCGAGATGCTAAAATAGGCGTTTTAGACGTGGCTGGAGACTACTCTATTGCTGGATGTGATCCCTATATCTTGATGCAACACATATTTGGACTTGAAACAACTGGGCTTTTAAAGGCTGGCGAATGTTATCATAAATATTGGGCAGATAGAAATACCGAGGAGATTTGTATATTCCGTGCTCCTATGACAAGCATTGAAAATGTGTGTAAATTAAAGGTTATTACTAATCCCGAACTTGAAAAATGGTATAAATACATTACAACGTGCATTTTATTGAATGGATGGGACACTACTCCGATGAGATGTAATGGTGAAGATTATGATTCTGACTCGAATTTCTGTACCGATAATAAAGTATTGCTTGAAGCATTTGAGTATAAGACCACTCTTATGTGCGAACAGGAAAGTAGCGTAAAGAAAAAACCTGAGGAAGATGACTATGTAAAGTCTGACATTAACGGCTTCGGAGACTCCATTGGAAGCGTGACTAATAAAGCTACGAATATGATCTCATTAAGAGAGCAATTTGATAGAGATAGTGAAGAATATAAAAGATTGACTTATCGAATTAGCACAATGATGAACTATCAGCAGAATGCTATAGACCGTATAAAGGGCGTTGTTGCTCGTCCTGTTCCTAAGGAGTGGCTTAATGCAAGAATGTTCAAACCTGAGGAAGATGATGACGACGATATTCTTCAGGATAAACAAATTAATGCCAATATCGCCGCAGAGATTAAACCTTGGTTCTTTATTTATAGATATTCTCAGCTTAAATCAGAACTGGATAAGTATATGAAGGCAGTTAAGTCAAATTGTAAAATTAGATTTGGTAAGAGTTTGGATGGTCTGTATGCTTGCGAAAACAGAACCGAAGAAGAAGAGGTTTTCTTATATCACTATGAAAAGTATCTTCCAGTTAGCAGGGCTCCTGGAACAATGAATCGTATTTGTTGGAAAATTGAAGATGCATTTTGCACTACGGATGTTCTTCCGAATGTTGATTTTGATAAATCTATTTTAAAGAGTGAAGCTGAATATACTCAAGATGAATATGAACAGGTTCAACAGTTATACGACGAGTATAACAAGGGTATACAGCTGTTCTTAAAGAAACAAAATCAAAATGATCTTGGCGATGATGAAGTCGGCTTTGACATTGTGCATCTCAAAGATGTTTTCATAGATGAATGTAGTAAGGTATGTCCAAATGTGGAGGTATTGTCTAATATCGTTGTGGACTTGTGTTACACTTCTAATAAAAATAAAACTTTTGCATGGGATGTTGCAGGCGAGCAGATTTTCAATAATGTTTTGAAGAACAGCGGATATTATATAACATATCCAGTTAAAGATGAGAATGGAGATATTGAGTTTGGTGGAAAGAAATTTTCTTTGTATACACAACAGATAGGTGGTGATTTAGATGTTGATTTTGAATGAAGAGAAATATGCAAAAGATTTGTATGACGGCAAAAACCAAGATGTTAAATCTATTATGGCTAAAATTAGATATGTTACTAGATATTTGGTGCACTCTAAGTTAAAAGGCGATGATGATGCCTACAAAGAAACTGTAAAATGGTTAAGGCAGTATCATAATAACTTTGATGAAAGTAGTTATTCTAATATTATTTCGGACGCCATTAAAGTGGCGGAAAAATATCCCTTTTATATCATCGACAACATCAAAATTGCTCAGTCTGAGTTAGAGGCCATATCTTCTCTCGATAATTTGAGGGCAGAAAAGATTTTGTTTGTGCTTTTATGTATGGCGAAGCAACAAAGTATGGCTAATGGTTTCACGAATGGACTTGTTAAATATTCAATTACTGACTTATGTAAGGCCGCCCGTGTGTCTGTACCCGCAGATGATAGAGAATATATTTTGTATGAAATTGTACAAAAGGGGCTTCTCGGTTATCCAAAGAAAAATAACACACAATGTTTAATTGTGAATTTTATTAATACGGATGAAATAGTATTGGAACTCGATGAAGATGACTGTCGGGAACTTGCGTATGTTTATTTAAACTGGAAGAATGATGGTAAGGGCTATACGAAGTGTCAAAGATGCAATCGATGGATGAAACAAAGTAAAACGAAACCTAAAAAGTATTGTGAAGATTGTGCTAAGGAATCTGAGCGTGAGCATACTAGAGAGCGTGTTAGGCGTTACAGAGAAAAATGTAACGGTAATTCAACACAACAAAATGATTGAAAAACCATAGGAAAATGCTTGGGAAATATCGAGTCGCTTAAAAAATGGTCGAGATTTTCTTAACTGATATAGGATTGCACTAGCATTTCCCTATATCAAATCTTAGCAGAAATAAAAGGAGAAAATTTATGGAAGAACTTGAAAATGTATTACTTTCAATCCCAACCTCAGTAGCAAACCTTCAGCTACCTGATCCTAGTCTTAGAGATCATTATTTAGACGAGCAAGATAGGATTTACTGGCTAGACACACAGATTGACGACTCTACTCTTGAACTTGTGAAATATATTTTCAGATGTAACAAAGAAGATATGGGCAAACCTATTGCGGAGAGAAAGAGAATTTTAGTTATGATCGATAGTCCTGGTGGTTCCGTAGAGGTACTTGCCTCACTTATTGGTGCTACTAAAAACAGTAAGACACCGATTTGGACTTGCTGCTACTGTACGGCTTATTCGGCTGCCGCAGACTATTTGGCTTGTGGACATAAAAGATTTGCATTTCCTATGACTAATATGATGTTCCATGCCGGTTCGGCTTGTTATCAGGGATCTCAGAATGACATTAATAGCGCCAAAAAGTTCTTTGATGGTATGAGTAAGAGAATCACGACAGAAGTGACTTCAAGAACAAAGTTTGATAACAAGTTCCTGAAAAAACTCAAAACAGATGATATTTATATGAATGAGGAAGAAGCGCTAAAGTATGGCGTAATCGATGAGATTGTGACCGACTTTGATGTTCTTTGTTGATTGGAGAGAAAATAATGGCAAAGTCCAAAAGCAAAATTCAGATTAACTTTATAGGAGAGGCAGCAGACGACGTAACTGGAAGTTGTATTCACATCCAGACTTCTAACAGACAAATTCTTTTGGAGTGTGGCTTATTTCAATCGTGTGGCAGTACACTCGAAAATTACAAAATTAATAACAAGCACTTTGAATTTAAACCAAAAGAAATAGATTATGTGTTTGTGATGCATTGTCATGCCGATCATCTTTGTTTATCTCCTAAACTATATGGGCAAGGTTGTCAGGCACAAATCATCGCTCCCAATGGAACAAAGCCTATTTCCGAAATATTATTAAAGGATTCGGCGCGTATTATGGAAGCTGATGCTTTAGAATTATCAAGTAAGTTCAAAAGAGATTATGCTCCCATATATACAGAGAGTGAAGTTGGACAATGCTTAAAGCATTATACTGAATATCCAATTGGTGAGATAATTCAGTTGGATGAGTATATAAAATTTAGATTTATTCCTTCTGGGCACATACTAAATAGTGCCCAGTTGGAACTTTGGATTACTGAGGGCAATGTAACCAAGAAGATTGGTTACACAAGCGACCTTGGTAACATCCATATTAAGAAATATTATACTAATAAATTTGAACCAATTACGAAGTGTGATGTATTGATTGGAGAAACGACATATGCTCGTGAGGAACGTATTGCCAATCAAAAAATGCGCAACAAGGATTTGGAAAAATTAGAGACTGTTATTAGACAGACTTGCATAGAAAATGACGCGAGAATATTGATTCCTGTATTTGCGAATGACAGATGTCAGAATATGTTGACATATATTTATGACTTATTCCATAACGATGAGGACTTTGATATTCCTATTTTAATCGACTCGCCTATGGCCACTAGAGTATGCAATGCATATACCGAATTACTTGATGGCGATGAAGCTAAAAAGTGGAAAGAAGTTTTAACGTGGAAGAATATTCACTTTGTTGAAAGTTCAATAGAAAGCCGAGAATGGCGAGATAGCAAACGACCCGTGGTTGTACTTGCTAGTAGCGGAATGATGGTTAGAGGCCGTAGTACGGGTTGGGCCCATAGCATGTTACCTCGAACGAATGACAGAATTGTATTCTGTGGTTTTACGGCAGATAATTCATTGGCATCCATTATTAAAGAGGGCAAGCAGAAAACTATTACTATTTCTGGGCATAGGGTAAAAAACAAATGTCAGGTAACAGATTTGCATAGCTTTTCGAGTCATATGCAGAGAGATAGTTTACTTAAAACATATGGGGCAACTGAGTGTGAAAAAATCGTGCTAGTGCATGGTGAAATGAACGGCAAGATTGGGTTTGCAAAAGAACTGCAGGAAGAAATAAGTAAAAATAACAATACAAGCAAAGTGATAATTGCAAACAAGGGATATGTGTTGTCACTTTAATAAACAGAATATTAAGGAGAAAAGATTATGGCAAGAAAGAAGTCTAATATTGAAATAGTTCTCGTTTGCGACCAGTGTGGTAAACAGCCTCCTGTGGACGAGGAACAAAGCAACGAAAATTGGGTTGTTTACAAAGTTTCCACTCCTTGTGAATGTGGCGGACACTGGACCCATCAAATAGTTGAAGTAAATGATTAAACAAAGGAGAAAAGATTATGGCTGACATTAAGTATAATTACAAGTTGAACATCAAGGGTGTCCTTTCGGTTGAGGGAGACAGAATTATCGTTTCAGTCGAGGATGATGTAGATTATAATCTCGCCGCACTTTGCAGAGATTTTGATGGCAAACTTTGTAAGATTGGTGTTGCTTATGAAGAGGAATACAGTGCTTCTGATGTTGATGATGAAATTGAAATCGACGAGGAAACTGGCGAAGTAATTTAAGATACACAGTTATGGCTATCTTGGCGGATAGTCGGTATATAAGGGTTGTGGGTTACCCTAAACCCACATTTGGGAGATTAGCCTAGTGGTTTAGGCAGCGGACTGTTAATCCGCCTAGAGATGTTCAATCCATCTATCTCCCGCCATTATGGGGTTATAATTCAATTGGGAGAGTGCTACCCTTGCAAGGTAGAAGTTATGGGTTCAAGTCCCATTAGCTCCACCAGGTAGCCAGTGTGAATGCAGGATTGGCTCTGCAGTGCGGCAACGGGGAGAGGCGCACTTAAATATCCCCTTTCCACCATATGGCTCCGTAGCTCAGTTGGTTAGAGCGCTAGCCTGTCACGCTATAGGTCAGGGGTTCGAGTCCCCTCGGAGTCGCCATTTATCGGAGGGCGGCGAAGTCGGAGAGTCGCGGCGGACTGTAAATCCGTTCCCTCTGGGTGAGTGGGTTCGACTCCCACCCCTCCGACCGAATATGGGTTGCTAGGCTAATGGTAAACCGGCAGGTTGTGGCCCTGCTCTTTCGTGTTCGATTCACGGGCTTCCCTCCAATTTATATGCTGGTGTGGCGCAATTGGTAGCGCAGCAGCCTTGTAATCTGCAGGTTCTCGGTTCGAGTCCGAGCATCAGCTCCATATCGCAGGATAGTGTAATTGGCAACACGCTAGGCTCATAACCTGGAATTTATCTGAGGTTCGAATCCTCCTCCTGCAACCAAGTGATCGCGTTATGGAAACTTGCGAAGCCCATAACCATAGGAGGTTCTGCGGAGCCTCCTATTATTATCTCTCATTAGCTCAACGGATAGAGCATCTGGCTTCGAACCAGAGGGTTGCGCGTTCGAATCGTGCATGTGAGACCATATAAAATAATAAGAAAAGGAGAAAAGATTATGACAATTACTAGAGAAGAAATGGTAAGAAAACTTTCAGCGAAAAGTGGATATAACATGAAGGACATACGTGAAGTGTTGCGCTGTATGGACGATGTTGTTTTCGAAGAACTTTGTGAAGTGGATGACGACAATGATGTGTCGATACAATTGGTGCAAGGGATTAAAGTAAAAGCGGCGGTTGTACCTGAAAGAGACAGAGTAGATCCCCGCACACAGCAACCAATAGTGGTAAAGGCTACCGTAAAACCTGCTTGTAAGTTTAGCCAGGATTATAGGATTAAACTTCAGGAAGCATATGACAATAACAAGAACGGCTAACACCGTTCTTTTTTTAATTTAAAAGAAAGGAAAAGAGAACTATGAATAATATTTTAGTACATTTACCTAACGAGACCGAGGATCAGTGTTTGTGGAGAATTGGAAAAGCTAAGGATGCCGGTACTCTAACCGAGAATTGGCCCGAGATTGCCCTCTTCTTTAATAAGACCTTTAGAGAAGATGAGACACAGTATTACGATCCTTCAGCCTATAGAAAGAAGTACCGGAACTTTGTGACCGCCTATGAGAGTATTTTTAGTCAGGAGAATTTTACTAATCAGCAGATACTTACATATGAGGAGCAAAAGAGAGAACTGGAGAAGGCTAAGATTAAACTCAGAACTGAAAAATTAGAGTACAATAGATGGCTTCGTGAAGAGGCGAGAGATGAACTTATTTGTGAGAGAATTGTAGAGGCAATCAGAGAACTTCCTCCTCTTGAGGTTCCTGAAATTTTACCGGCGCATATTGCAGGTAGGATTCATAATGACAGAGAAGGATGTCTTATTTTTGCGGACACTCATTATGGCGTAGACCTTAAGATAACTGGCTTGTTTGGAGAAACTATAAACGAATATAGTCCTGAAATTTTTGAGCAAAGAATGTGGGATCTTTTAACACAGGTAGTTGATATTTGCCAAAAGGAAGGATTTACATCTTTGAATGTGTATGATCTTGGAGATGAAGTAGACGGTATACTTAGGGTTTCTCAGTTGTGGAAGTTGAGATATGGAGTAATTGAAAGTACCGTAAGATATGGCAGATTTATTACTGAGTGGCTAAATGAATTATCCAAACATGTTTACATAAAATATCAAATGGTAAAGGATTCAAACCATTGTCAGTTGAGGCTTTTGAATCAACCTAAGGGCACGTTTAAAGATGAAAATATGGCGTATATTATTGCCGAAAAAATTATGGACAGACTTGGAGACAATCCTAATTTTGAATTTATTCAAAACCCCACCGGGTATGTTTTTGATAATATTCTTGGATATAATGTTTTAGGAATTCACGGCGAAGGTAAAGGACTTGAAAGCGCTATTAAGGATTTTTCGAAAACTTATGGTGTAGAGATTAGCTTCTTGGTTGGAGGTCATAAGCATCACCAGAACAGTAGTAATATTGGAATTAAATCCGATGTTATTAGTGTGCCATCTGTGATTGGTGTAGATGATTATTCGTTATCTTTGCATAAAACATCTGATCCTGGTGCCACTTTGTTTGTTTTGGAGGCGGGCAAAGGAAAGACTATGGAGTACAATATTAAACTTTAAATAATACAAAATGATTTAGAAAGAGAGAGTAGAAATTATGAATAACAAAACAAAAAAGAGTCAGTTAGTTTTCGATATGAAAGCAACAAGAAAACTCTTAAAGATGAATTCTGAAATTAAATATTGCCCTTATTGTGGCAAGGGTATCGCAGAAAATTGCGAGTGCCACAAAAACATTATCATAGATGTTAAGCCTTATAGAAATGAGCTAGGAACTATTGAGCCTGACAGAAGCGTAATGGTGTTCGATAATAATGCTAGTTTCCAGGCAGATTTCAATCAGTTGATTGAGGATGCAAAGGCAAAGAAGGAAGCAGAACAAGACGTCGAAATCGAGGTCGAATTTGATGTTGAGGTAGAAATTGACCTTGACTAATTGCTTCTAAAATTTGTAGAAAGGAGTGATATCTATGGCAAAAGCTATGGGCAAGAGTGCCCCTAAGAAGGCGATGACGACAACTAAAGACCCAGTGCCGGAATATGTGTGTCCGCATTGTGGCAAGACTAAAAAGAAGTCAGAATTTTATGTATCTTCCGATCCAGCCGTATCTATTGGTGTAGCTTTCCCGTGTAAAGAGTGTGCGGAAAATATTGCTCGTAGATATGACCCCAAGACTGGTTCTTACTCCGATGTGACCGAAACATCTTTAAAAAATGCACTTATGTATTTAGATAAGCCATTTTTAAAAACATTGTGGGATTCGGCATATAACGAGGTGCACGACGCATCATTGAAGCAACCAAAGCGTAATATGTGGGCAGCATATATTAAAAGTGTGCAGATGGTGAATTATAAGACGATGCGCTGGAGAGATGGAGATTTTGATGACATAAAGGTGAATGAGGAAATTCATTCCGAAACAACCACCCTACCACAAAACCAAGAAGTTCTTGAGGAGTGCGAAAAGAATCGTAAGGATGTTATTAGGTTAATTGGGTATGATCCTTTTGATAAAGAGGCGCCAGAAGACCAGCCTCTTCTATATGCTCAGCTGATCGGTTATATAGATGGCGACGGCAATAACGACGATATGACTCGTATTCTTGATTGCATAGAAATGGTGCGTGGCTATTTACAAATGCAAAAAGTTAATGATATGGCAGCAAAGGCGTTTGCTAACTTGGCAAAGACTGGACAATCTGGCGAAATTAAAAATTATATGGATACCAAGAAGAAACTAGCTGATGTTATTAGCCAATTAGCCGAACAGAGTTGTATTAGTCAAAAACATAATAAGAACTCAAAGAAGGGCGAAAATACTTGGACTGGTAAGATTAAGATGCTCAAGGATCTAAATCTTCGTGAAGCTGAAAACAATGGCTTTGATATTGGTACTTGTCGTGGAATGCAACAAGTGTTGGAGATTAGCGATGCTTCTATTATGAAGCAATTGGCTCTTGATGAATCTGAATGGTCAGATATGGTTGCCGAACAGCGTCAGAAGATTGTTTCGTTACAGTCTGAAAGAGATATATATAAAGAAATTAATAGAATACTTTTAAGAGAAAATATCGACCTCAGAGATACTTTATCTGAGAACGACCTACTTGATGAATCTAATTTGCAAAACCTTAAACAACTCTTCTCTGCTTTCTCGGATATAGAGAAAGATGATGAGGAAGACGAAGATTCGTTGGAAGATGCATCTAGTGAGGTGGATGCCGATGAATAATCTGAATTTTAATGATTATAAATTTAAAATTATAGAAAATATTGACGATGAAGACTTGCTAAGTATGTTCGATAGTGACAATGTCGTATATGTTAAACCTGGTATCTACGCAATGTCCACGAGAAAGCTTGAGGCTTTGATTAAAATTGCATATATACAAAAATATTATCAATGTAATCCAGTAAGATTTATTGATAACTTTTTTAATATTGAGTTACTTGATGCACAGGCTTATATTGTTCAGAGAACTTGGAATTGCCCTAATGTTTTAGTGCTTGCGAGTCGTGGTTTTGGTAAGTCAACGGTAATCGACTTGATTCTTATGGCCAAAGATATGTTATTCTCTAATATATGGACATACATAGCTTCGGGTACCGGTGGACAGGCAGAGCAGACATTTACCAAACTTGAACAGATAGCAAACGACGGAATTGATGAGATGAAGGGTTCTACTGGATATATATTTAAAAATGAAGTCTCCATTAATAATGCCGCCGGTGATGGATTTAGTCACGGAAGTAATGGATTTAAATACACACTTTATAACGGTTCGTTTACACAGACTCTTAACAGTAATATCGACGCTAAGAGAGGCGCCAGAGGTTCCGTAGTATTTGATGAGTGTGGTTTCTTGTCTGACGAAATGATTAACGTTTATGGCGCATTTGCAGCCGTTAACAAAAACTTTGCATTAGGTAAGGATAGAGATGGACACTCTATTGACCCCATTCGTTTAAGAACATTTGCAACCAATATACCGAACCAAAAATTTTATATTAGTTCGGCGTCTGATACTAGCACGAAATTCTATAGGCTTTATAGAGAGTTCTCTAAGAAGCAGATAATGGGCGATAGAGATTATTGTGTTATTCAGGTTGACTGCGATGTAGTTCTTAACCCTACGATACACGGTGAAGCGGTTAACGCTCTTCTATCTCGTAGTACCATTGAATCCGAAATGCAGACTAACCCAGAGAAGGCACGTCGTGAGTACTATTGTCAGTTTACTTCTGATGCGGGTGCCGCAGCCATTATTAGGCGTGGTGTTATCGCTAGAAATAGTGAAACAAGAGTTCCTTTGCTTTATAACGATACAAATGACAAGAAGTTTGTTATATGTTATGACCCTGCGCGTAGTCGAGATAATAGCGTTATCTTGATTATGGAAATTTATATGGATGTGGCTACCAAGGAATATAAAGGCAGAATTGTCAACTGCGTTAACTTGGTTGATATAGGCAAAAAGAGAAAAACTCCTATGCAGACCCCAGACCAGATTCAGTATTTGAAAGAACTTATTCTTGCATATAATGGAGATGCTCCAGACTATGAAAATATTGAAGCTGTTATGATAGACGCCGGTTCTGGTGGAGGCGGCGTAAACATTGCCGACTATTTAATGGAAGATTGGGTTGACGATAGAGGTAGAACTCATCGTGGCTTAATTGATAAAGAATATAGTGCAGATTATGTATCTAAATATCCCAATGCCATCGATAAGGTGAGACTAATGTCTCCTTCTCAATTCAAGTCAATGATGTGTGAGGCACTCATTGAAATGATGAATATGGATCTAATTAGTTTAACAACTGATTATGACCATAAGGGATATTTAACTATATTTGAAACAGATGAAAAAGAGTTAAATAAAGAAAAGAAAAAGATTGAAGAAGAATTGAGAAAGCAAAGGGTGCCCGAGGATGAGATTCCCGTGAGGGCGCGAGAAATGCTCAAAGATGCTTCTTGTGTAAAAACCAAGATGGTTAAATTAGATCCTTATCAGGAAATTGCACTGAGTAATATAGACGCTCTTAAAGAAGAGATGGTTAATATTGTTCGTAAAAAGCGTGATAGTGGTAAGGATTCTTTTGATTTAATACCAGAAAAACAAAATAAACTTCATGATGACCGTTTCTACTGTGCTTGTTTGGCCGCATATTGGCTATCTGAAAAGCGTAGAGAGAACATTACTTCTCGTAAGAAACTGGGAAATATGAAAGAAATACTTGATAAATTTGTAGTTTCTAATGGAAAACACATTGATAAAATTTTCGGATAGAAAGGATGGTGAAGTGCCGTGGAAACTAAAGAAAAAATTGCAAAATTAAAAGAAGATGAAAAGAGAACACAAATAAAGCAGTTCGCCGAAGAATTGAAGAATGTTTTACAATTGTTCAATCCAGAAAAAATTCCGAATAGAACAACTACAACATATAACAGGGAGACTCTTAGAACCTATCTAAGAAACCCTGCAACTGAATCAAACAATCAAAACTTGAGAAAGCTCAGTAATTATCTTTATACGATTTCCCATGTTTATCGTCGTATGATTAGATTTAAGGCGCACCAGATGAATTGTAAGGTTTGGAGTGCCTATCCTATTGTTAGTATGCTTGAAGAAAATGACGAAGAGTCTATTTTGAAGGAGTATGAGCGCGTCGTTAATATTGTGACAAATATGAACATGAAGTCTCAGATATTTAAGATGAACCTTCTTGCTTGGAAGCATGGTGTATCATATGGATTTTGTTATGGAGATCCTGAGGGCGAAGGAAGTTTTTATATTCATCCTTTAGACCCCGATCGTTGCAAGGTGTCTTGTGCGTCGTTTGATAA